AATACTTTTATGGGGGTTTTTGTTTGGATAGACCATCTTGCCGAGTACAGTTAGATTATTGTTGCAAGAATTATAAAATTAAAGCAGAAACTTGGGCGGATGGGTCTGTTTGTGCAGACTAAAGGAGAAAAACCAATGAACAATGAAGTGAGGGTAAATATAGATATTGTTTCAGGAGTAGAAGGACTTTCAATATACATAGATGTACTAGGATTTGCAGTGCATTACAAGAGAAGGGCTTTGCTTCAACCAATATAGTATTTGGTATAGGATCATATACATATCAGTATACAACAAGAGATACTTTTGGTTTCGCCATGAAAGCTACCTATGGTGAAGTAAATGGAGAACCTAAAGATATATACAAAGATCCTAAGACAGACGATGGTCTTAAAAAGTCAGCAAAAGGATTATTAAGAGTCACGGATGATCTTAAGTTAGAAGAATGTGTATCGTGGGAAGAAGAAAAAACTGGAGCTTTAGTTACTTATTTCCGCGATGGTAAAGTAGTAAGAGAAGACACTTTAGAAGAAATACGCCAGAAACTCTTAGCTCAATAAGGAGACAGTAATGTGGGATGAAGAAAACAATGATAACAACATAATAAGACCTTGTCCATTCTGTGGAGGAGAAGCAGAAGAAGATAGGTCTTGCACTGAAGAACTAGAATACTCCTTAGAATGCAAAGATTGTGGAGCTTGTCTATATAGAGATAATGACGGAAGTGAGGATTTTAAACTTCAAGTAATTAAAGCATGGAACAGGAGGACAGATGGTTAAGACAATAGCTGAAGAGATAGCAAGAGAAGCACATAAAGGTCAGCATAGATGGGGCGGAGAACCATATATATCTCATCCTGAAGCCATTGTTGAACAACTAAAGTTAGAGAACTGGGACTGTGTTAACAACGATGACCTTATCGCAACAGCATGGTTGCATGATGTAATGGAAGATGTTGGAATCACTGGCTTAGAGTTATTACATAAGAAGATACCATTAGATGTAATCATTGCTGTTATAGCAATGACTAAATTGCCATATGAAGACTATTTAGACTATATATTAAGAGTAAGGCTTAATGAAATAGCAAGAATAGTAAAATTAGGTGATATTACACATAATTTATCAACACTAAGAGGCGACCAAAAAGATAGAGCAGCGAAATATAAATTAGCTAAATATATATTAGTTCAACTGTAGGAGAACATAATGAATAAGGTTTTTTGTGGAAATTGTAAATATTATGTACCAATGACTTGTAATTACGGCGGAGATTATTGTGACAAGAAAATAGGATCACACTATGAAGCGTACGGTGAAGAATTTGATAGAATAATAGATTATAAAGAAGCCAACGCTGAAAATAATTGCAAACATTATAAACGCATATGGTGGTTATTTTGGAATAAGGAGGTAAAGTGAGCGAAAGAACAGAGTATTTTAAAAGATTAATGAAAAAAGCTTTAATAATATACGATAGTCTTGGTCCTAATGAATCAGAAGACGCAAAGGAATACATAGATAGTATGGACGTTAAACATGATCATAGACCATTTTATACAGACGATGCTGTTCCTTGCAAATGTGGAGAAAGATCTGATGTAGTAGCATTTAGCGATAAGAACTATTGTTGCGATTGCTTACACTTCATAGAGAAGGAGAAAAATGTGGAAAGATAAAACGTGTGAATTGTGTATGTACAACATAGATACAAGATGTAGAAAATTCCCAATAAGTACAACCGAATGGGAAATTGTAAGTTACTTAAGAACATATATAATAGAACACACTGTAAATGAAGGAGTTAGAATGACTTCATCAAAAGCTTGTGCAGAATATAAAGAGAGTAACTAATGAAATACATAGAACAGTTAACAAAATACGTAGAACGATTGGTTAATACAATTTTAGTACTTATGATGCTTTGTCTAGTGTACAGTATTTTTGCAAGTTATATAATACCAGAACTTAAAGAAGGAGATGTGTCGCTAATATCCAAGGGATGGAGGAACAATAATGAACAGAGATAAATTTGAAAAATATTGCTTAGAACACGATTGGACTGTAGAGGGCCTAGAAGGACAAATAGTTGTAAGCAAAGGTAAAGAGTCATTTAAAGAACATCTTCATGTAGGAATGAGGCTAGGAGAACTAGTAGACAAAATGAAACACGCAGACTACGGGAAAGATGAAGTGCAGGGAAAGTTTCCTTTCACAAAATCCGATGAGTTACAAATGTAAGGAGGAGTTTTATGGTATCAAGAGTAAGAATAAACAGCAGAGTGCTGCCAAGGGATGAACATGTATCAAGAGGTGTAACAGCAAGTCTTAATCCGACGCACAGACCATGGACATACAAGCTTAATTATAAGTCAGGCACATCAAGAACAAGAATTATGGATGTTATGGCCCACAATAGGCTAGAGATGTTTGCCAAGATGATAACAGACCACGCAGAAGAAGGAAGAGACTTCTTTGTATGGAATGTATCAAGAACATTGAGATATCAGTCAAAAGTAAGAGACTATTAACAAAATAGAGAAAATAACGTTCTAGCGTTAGGTAAGATAGGTTGTGTTAATCGAAATGGACACCTGAATAAGGAACTAGAAAGTCCATCTTAGATGGTGCAGGGTGGGGAATCCTGCTTTTCTCTGTTAAAATATTGGAGGTATGCCATGCGAATAACATTGTTAGTATTTTTACCGTGGGTTGTGTTTGGACTATTGTCTTTAGTGCAATGGTGGAGCACATGGATAAATGTAACTATATCGTTTTTAATGCAAGTAATTTATTTTTTATCATTATATATTATAGGTTTATTTACAGATTATGATGAGGTAGAAAAAGAGACGGCTATTGAAAGAGCCAAAAAAGTAATAGGATAGGAGGAAACAATGTTAAAACTATTTAAAATAGAATTAGAATTATGTGGTCCAGAAGAGACCAACAGTGAAGATGTATATGAATACATTAAGTCATTAACTAGAGAGAGCGATATCTCAGATATGAATGACATATTTGCTGTCGGCGGCATAGAAGTAGTGGAAGAAGGCGAAACAACTGTTGAGCAATGGAATGGTGATCCCGTTGACGAAATAGATGTAGAGGATTTGACATAATGGATACAGAAGATCATGCAGACATAATGTCTCTTTTAAATATGCACCAAGATACTATAATACCCGTAACGCTACGCGAAGGTAGCATAGTTCCTGAAGATATGCAAAATGATTCAGATGGTCCTTATGTTCATGCAGATGAAAGAACATGTAACCATTGCGTAAGGCTAAGTTCATGTTGGAGCGATGTAAACGTAGGTAGTATTCCGTTCAATTTTAGATATCGTTCAGGATGGGATGAAGACAGATATTTACATCATATGCGTGGTGTTACTGGGCAAATATGTGGTAACTTTCAACATAGAAATGGAGAAATTAATACACGACACGTACAGGCTGAACGCCGACGAAGAGAAGAAAATGGTGAAGGTAATGAATGGGATGAAGAACAAAACTAAAGTAAAAATTGGAGATAGAATAAAAATATTGGCAGCCTCCGATGGTGCAACAGGAGCAAATGATTGTATTGGTACAATTTTATCGTTGTTTCCTGATCCAGACATAAAAACACCACACGGTACCGGAAGAAATGATACTGGAATAATAGTACGAATAAAAGATTGCAAATATGGAGGCGGTATCTGGAATATCGGACCAAACCCTACATTTGAATTAATTGAAACAGAGTGGGACGAGGAGAACAATGTATAATATAGGAGACAGAGTAAAGTCTAAATTAGATGGTGACGTATCAATGAATGAATGGTATTCTGGTAAAATAATACAAATAATAAAAGATGAACTTGAAACTACAGTATTTATAATGCGAGATGATGGCGAAAAAGGAAGTGGACCAAAGGGATCTTGGAAATGTAATATGCTGTCTAATAACAAAAACTCGATACAATTGTTAGATCAAGACTGGGATCCGGAGGAGAATAATGACAATTAGAGTAGGAGATATAATAAAAAAAAGAACAAACTCCAGGATTCAGCCAGAAGAAACAACAATAGTTAGACATGTCGGTATACTTAATGGGTGTGGACATCCTGATAGTATATGGTCAGAATTTGATTCAAAGTGGAATGGGGATAGGAAAGCAGCAAGCAATGGTGGTTGTCTTACTTATAGAAACTTAAGCCGTGTTGTGTTAGTTACGGATTGGGACGCGGAGGACAATAATGTTTAAAGTTGGAGATACAGTAAAAATAAATATGAAAAGAATAAAAGCTTCTGATTGGCATGGTTTTGGTAGTTGTGTACGTGACCAAATAATAAAATGGGAAGAAGAAAAAGTAAAACTTAAAGTAACTCGTGCTCAAAGAACTATAAGTATAGTAAACGAAGACGGGAAAAGTTGTGGAGCTAGTTTTTATGAACATGAACTAACTTTAGTACAAGAAGACTGGGACAAGGAGAATAACTAATGAAATTAATTATAGCAAGAACAAGTAAATGCGTTCATCTACTATGGAGAGATACTTGGTCATTCTTGGAATACTACTATTGGGGCATACTAGCACTAACGTTTGCATTTGGTATATGTACATGTGGTATTTGTGCAGCAGGAATTAGTTCTCCAGATGGTTTTGCTTCATTAAAACCTTGGGTCAGTAAAACATTTAGTATTGCATCATTTATGGTATTATCTTCTCTGGCAATATCCTTCATGATTTGGAGTTCATATCCACTTAGATGGATAAGAGATAGCTGGAGAAAAGCGTGTCAATTTATACCAAAACCAGACGTCTGGGATAGAGAAGATAACTAATGACTAATTTTAAAGTAGGTCAAACGGTAAGATGTATTGTTAATGAAGATGCTCAACATGAAAGACCTGGATCTGGATGGACAGAAGGATATAAATTTATAATAAAAAAAGTTACAAATGGATCTCCTAAAATATATTGGCCGGGAGAAAATCTTAACGGAATATTCGAAGAACACGTAGAATTAGTAAACACAGACTGGGATAATGAGACAAACTAGTGGAGGTATTGTTGGTATGGCTAAGTTTAGAGTAGGTCAAATAGTAAAATGTATTGATCCAATTAACCCCCGAGATAACGGAGAAAACGGTGGTGGAGGCGGATGGAAAGAAGGACGTAGATTTAAAATCGGACGTATAACTAATACCGGAGATGATCGCGTACCAATTGTGTGGCCTTTTGACGAAAGAACTGGTATTGTAACGGCTGGTGTTTGGGAAGATTACGTAGAATTAGTAAGTACAGAATGGGACGAAGAAACTAACTAAGGAGGACTAATGGATATTCTTAATAGCCTGAGAGCAGAATTTGATGTGCTCAATGATAAGCTAGATTTCATTGTAATCGCAATCAAAGAAAAAGAAATCAACAAACATCAATTTGATAAGTATATCAGTATTGATGCGAAGAGAGAAGACATTGATTACAACGAAGAAGGAGAGAAATAAACATGAAGATAAAAAGAAGAATAAACAAAGGTCAAAAAGAGGTAGTAGAAACTGTAGAACTAGTAAAGAAAAGCGCAAACAGTGTTCTAGTGAAACTTAAAAATGGAGACGTGATCAAAAGAAAGCTTAAGGATATTGTGGAGCAATAATGGAATATACAATAAACTCTGTTGAGATTATGATAACAATACCAAAAAAAGAAAATTCTTACCAAGAGGCTAAAGAAAAGCTAAGGAAAGAATTAAATGATCCTGATTTTGGTGATGGCTTAGGATACGGATTAATTAAAAACTATAATCTAGACGAAATAGATTATGACGATGAAGATGAAAATAATTATCAGCTTAGAATAGTATATACCTATTAACTTTAAGGGGATATTGGTAATGAAAGTATTTGAAGGTAAAGGAACCCATAGACATACATCATAACTATGCTGCTATGGAACATCACTTCGGTAAGAATGTAATGGTTCATCGCAAGGGTGCTACATCAGCAAGACTTGATGAGCTTGGAATTATTCCCGGGTCACAAGGAACCTCGTCTTATATTGTTAAAGGTAAGGGTGAAGCGGAAAGCTTTACGTCTTGTTCTCATGGAGCAGGCAGAAGAATGGGGAGAAAACAGGCGTGCCGGGAGTTGAGCTTTAAAAACGAAGTTAAGAAGCTTGAAGATCAAAATATATTGCATAGTATAAGAACTGAAAAGCAGCTCGATGAAGCAAGCGGAGCATACAAAGACATAGACGTAGTAATGGAAGAACAAAATGACTTGGTTGACATAGTTGTTAAATTACAACCATTGGCTTGTATTAAGGGATAATGGAGGAATAATGATTAAATGTGCTTTTTGTAAAGATAGCGGTAAGTGTTGTTTAGGTTGTGATTTTAGATATACTTATGGAAAATTCTGGAAATATACATGGTATCGCATAGCCGATAACTGGAATAGTTTTTTAGATAATAATCTTAAGCTTCACTGGTAACTTGGAGTATAAAATGACAAAGAAAAAAATATTATGCAAATGCGGAAAAGATTACTACGGAAAAAACAAAAAAGTAAGATTAGATATGGGTGGTTCTACCATTTCTAATGGAAAGTATTATTATAACGATTTCCATGGATATGTAATAGAACAAATGTGTTCGACATGCAATCGTACTGATTATGTAAAATGGAAAAGAGATGGTGAAAAATGGAGCAATACATATCCCGAAAATAGGATGGTACAATGAGAAAAACTATGATTGCAATATGTATGTTAATATCGCTAGCAATCCTTTTAAACTCTAGCGGATGTTGTTATTTTGCCGGCGTTGGAATGGAGAATGCGAAGATAAAGAACCAAGCAAAATCGGATGCATGGCACAAAAGAGCATGTGATACAATGAGTAATTTTTAAAATTAGGAGAAAGAATCATGAATTATAAAACGGAAAAAGAATATGATGATTTTTGTGAAAATATAGTATCAAAATTTGAATACTTATACACAAGATTACCAAAAAAAGTAATATCAGTTATAGTAACTATTTGTTTTCGCACTATGATTGTATTATTAAAAATACATACATTTTTAAATAACATTATTAAGAAGATAAACGTAAACAAAAAATGAAGACAGTAATTCTCATTAGAGGAAATGAATTTATATGAGCAATAAAACGGAAAATGTAAAAATGTTTTTCACAGTAATATGGTTATTAGTTTTTATGTTGTTAACGTTTATAAGTTTCTTTGCATATATTATATTCGTATTTCCAATATTGATAATAATTCAATTAATAAAAAACATTAAAAATACAATAAAGAAGGAAAAATGAGCCTTAAAGAAATATCAAACAATGATGAACCAGGATTTTGTCCTAGATGTAATCGACTACTAGAGTACGGTAGCACCAGGAATATAGGTGATAGCTATTCATATGAATGTTGGTGTACGTGGAAAGGATGTGATTGGCGGGGATACGAAGTGTATGATCTGCTATTTAATTGTTTTATGGAGAACGATAACGAGGAGGTACGAAATGAGAGAAGAACTGATAATAGGAGCAAGAGTTATCCACAATGGGATAGCAAAGGTAATTGATGAAATACATGGTGATGTTATAATTCTTAATGATAAAAGTGTTGTTAGGTCATCAGATATTAGTATCGAGGCATCACAACCAGAAGAGACAGAACCTCAAGAACCAGCAAATGAAGAGTTTGAAAATGCACAAGCTACAGTGAAAATTGAATTAAGACGACATATAGAAGAACTTAATGAAGATTCTCCAGCTATTGCTGTATTTGCATTGATTCAAGAAGTTGATCCAAGCATTACTATTGCTACACTTGAAGCTATGACAGTAGCTGCTATGCAGAAAAAATTACTACACATAGCTGTAACAACTGGAAAAATAAATCGTAAAAGATGTGGTGAATGTGGTCAGACAGTTCCAGAATAAGGAGAAATTATGTCAGCACAGGATGGAAATAAGCTTTCAAAAGCATTGGATAGGCTAATAGACTATTTCAGCGAGAAACATGAGATAACGTATGCTGAAACTATTGGTGTATTGCAAATGAAGATTATGGACTTATGGGATATCGCTCCAAAAGAAAACGAAGAATGTGAAGAGGACAATTGTGAGGAGGACAATGATGAGCGATTGGGATAAACCAGACAATCATACAAACACAATAGGATATCTAACATTATATCAATCAAATTACGATGATGGTTTATCGGATTTTGTTTATAAATTTGATTGGGAAGACATGAAAAATGTAACACATGATCTTAATGCTTACATAGAAAGTATGTTAGAATCTCACAGTGGAGAAGATATAACTGACGAGTGTGATTTGATAGGAATAAATTCAAACAGCTTTCAGGAACACCAAAAAGCATACAATCGAAAACATCATACGTTTTTAGAATGGGATAGTGAACACCATATTCCAGAAATGAGCGTTCTTGAACAAATGGATGGAATGATAATAGAAACAGGCGGAGGGATACACTTTATAAAAGAAAACAAATTATTATCCGGAGATTTAATAACACAAATGCGTGAATGGAAATGTTGTGATGGATTTATTGAATACTCACGCAGAAAGGGACATGCTACGTTAAGAGTATCACCAAAAGAAAATAACAACAGATTGAAGATAATAAAAAATAAAGAAGGCTTTATATACTCTGTATACAGAGAACTTATAGAAAGCTTAAATGATTCTATATAAAAAGAGGAGATTCGCTTATGTCATTGTTAGACAAGAAAGATATTAATATTCTTTTAGAAGCAGGATTCGATGAATCCGATTTAGGATTAGTTTCCGGCGGGAAGAGAGGAATAGAATTATATGCTTCCCCTGAAGATTATTTTGCAAAAGAGCTTATAGAGAATGCGTGTGAACAAGGCGAATGTGATTTATATGATGAAGTTATTCCAAACGAGCCCACAGAACCATACGACAATAACAGAATGGGGCTATATGAGGATCAAGAGTATCCAGGCAATGAAGATCCAACGATAGATGTTCCAATCGACTTAAGAAACCAAGTAGAGTGGTTGGGAACTATAAATATAGGTAAGATGACATTATGGAAGACTCGTAAAAATAACTTTTTTAATGACCAAGTAAAAAGAGTTATTCTAGACATATCTCAAGAAGAAAAGAGAAAAATGAATAGAATACCATGGGCTAACAGAAAAGAAGCATGGAAAGCACACGCTAGAGATGCTTGGGGTGAATTGTGGAAGAATGCTGTTAGCACATTATATAGTAAGCATTGTGAGAGGATAGTTATCGGCGGGAAAAAGAAATACAATTTAATAATAATAGAAACTGCTGATATGAGAGATATAGGTCATAAAGTACCAGAAGAATGTAAGTGGATAACTATGCTATATTTTGAAAAACAAAAGATGAAACCGTTAATACGACCTAGGAGTAGTTTATGAGTGATACAAAAAGAATAGCACAAAGACATGGCTATGTTGATCATAAGTCATCTTGCAACGGGGCTACGGTTTGTGTAAAATGCGGTCGTAGAGGATGCCCAGTATGTATATTCGATCGTGGAATGTGTGTAGTTTGTACTGGTAAGTGGGATGAAAGAGATATTAGTTTATTTACTGTTGGGAGTGGAGACTGGGATGACGAGACAAATTAGGAATAATTCATAATGTTAACTAAAATAGAAATGGATCAATTAGAATGGTCTATCAAGACAATGGGTGGTACTATAATTAATGATGATAAACATATACCAATGATTAATGTAATTGGTTTATTACAAAGATATACCGAAGGCACAAAGGAGAATAAAAATGGCACTAAAATCTAAGAAAGCAATGAAAAAATTATGGAGAGATAAATTTAAAGAAGTAAATGGAGAGTACCCTGAACCAAGATTTATGTCAAACAATGGTGTTGGTAAAATGCAAAAGTTCTCTCTTAAGAAGAATGTTTACAAAATATCAAACCAAAAAGGTGCCTTTGGAGACAGAACTAGAGACAATGATGGTATGGTTTACCAGACATTTAGTGAAACTAATCATGAAAGACATTTAAAACGAAGAAAACGAAGGGAAGAAAGCAAAATAGTCCCACAATCTGTTGTAGAAGGTGCAAAAGGATTGTTAGCTAGAACATTAGGAGCATAGAATGAGCAATGGGTGGGACAACCAAGACAATAGAGGAGAAAGAATGTTCATATTAAGTGAGAATAATAAAAATAACATAATTATATGTATTGCTGGAGTTATTGCGGTTGCGTTTGTGTGTGCATGCTTTTATGGTACGACATTACAAATTCAAGAAACAAATAGAAAATTTATTGCAGAAGGATACGAATATAAGCCAATAATAGAAAAAGAAATAGACACCGAAATAGACACTACTATGTCATGGGTTAAGACAGCTGGAGAAAAATAATGACTGACGCAGGATGGGATAACAGAGATAATAGGGAGCAAATTATGATTTTAAGTGATGAAGCAAAACAAGTTTTGATTGTTGTGTTAGGTGTAATAATATTCACAGCTACTATATTTGCTGGGATATGGACACTAACTAAATGCGGTAATGTATATAAAGAAAACTTATACAGTAAAGGGTATTCTAATACTTATGTTATGAGAAAAAATGGTAGCTTTCTTGGTACTACGTGGATAAAGGGAAATGGAACACCAGTTGTTGTTGGGAATAAAATAACAAGAACAACAAAAAATACTGCAGCAATAAAAGCAGAAGAAGAATCTACTATAACTCATGATGAAGCAATAGAGTTTTTAAGAAATGAAGTAAAGGAGAATAAAAATGACTAAAGATGATCTAAGAACAGCTATACATAATAATTTTACCACAGAATATTATGGATCTAATCTATGTCAATTAGCCGATAACGCTGATCGTGAAATGTGTCAGAACGGAAGAATAAACATAGAAGATGCTGTATGGGATTTGTTAGACGATCTAGCAGATTCAGTTATGGAGACAATGGAAGAAAACAACGTACTCAAAGCTAAAAAGCAAGAGTGCGAAATCTAAGTACAAGGGAGGTGTAATATGAATAGAACAAATCTAATAGGTAGACTTACGAAAGACCCTGTTACTTTTGATTCCGCGAACGGTAAGGTAGCTAAGTTTAACGTTGCTACTAAGGTTGGATACGATCCGGAAAAGAAAGAGGATAGGATGGAGTTTGTGCCTGTGACAGCTTTTGGTCTTAAAGATGCTTTTCTTGAGTATCTTTATAAAGGTCGCTTGGTGTCCGTCGAAGGTAGAGTGTCAACAGACAGCTACGAGAAAGATGGCGCGACAGTATGGCAGACTACCGTAAAGTGTCACAATGGTGGCCTACAGCTTCAAGGTGCTGGCAAAAAGGATGAGGAAACGACTCCAGAAGCCGCAACAGAAGAAGTAGCAGCTTAAAGAAATACTAATTTGGTAGTAGGCTAGCGGGCATGCGGATAATACCATGGAGCCAAGCTAGTCTGCTGCCATTTTAAAAAATGGAGGATATTGTGGCAATCAAGCATGGTCTTGACTTAAGTATAAAACAGGTTGGAAAGACATACAGATGCCTCTGGCATGGACATAATGATGTGGAAATGAAAGTAACTGAAAGATTTGATGCTAAAGAATACAATCATTTACTAGACGAAGCCTTTGAGCCAGAAGAACAAGTGTGGGTATCAAGACTTGATGGTAAGCCCTTTGAGAGAACAGCAGGCAATGAAACTCGCAGGTTTAATAATACTGAAGAGTTATTAAACGAAGCGTGGTTAACACCAATACTAGGTGGATGGGATCCGGAGGAAAACGATGAGTGAATGGGATGCAAAAGACAATATAGTACAACAAAAAGAAAAACATAAATATAAAATATGTGAAGACTGCGGCGTTGAAGTTCATTGTGTCTCGTCGGACGAGATGGAATTCCAAGGAAGAGAAGGGTCGCTTGTTTGTAATCATTGTTATGACCTTGTGTCTGGAAATAATGAATGCAATCCAAGTCCGTCATGTGGTAATTGTATACATCATAGATGAATGGGAGAATATAATGGATGATTTTCGTGAAAAAGATTATGAACCCACGAAAGAAGAATGGGATGAAATAGAAGAACTTATTATGCAAGAAGAAGATGAAGAACGTATGGAATACGCAGAAGAAAAAGTAGCATCGTTAGAAGAATTTAAAGAATGGTGCAGGGAGAATGGTATATTATGGTAAATAGAAAAAAAGAAGAAAAAAAGATATTAAAAGAATCAATAAATAAACTTTCAGAGGACATTGGTGGCATGGTAAAAGGATTTTTAGAAATATACAGTAAAATAGATGTTGGGCAAACAGCGACTATGGATATCACAAACACTGGTAGACAATATGTGGTGGTGAGAACAAAATGATTGCCAGATGTTGGAAATGCGAAGGAAAGAAAAGAAAAGTTACTAAACACCATATCTATGGTAAAAAAGGACTTTGTGGATTAAGACATGACTCTGATCTTCCTCTTGTTATCTTTCTAACATGGTTAGGTCGTCCTTGGGATGACATAGATTTAATCTTTTGGAGTGAACATATTGTACCATTATGCAGAGATTGTCACGATGAGTTTCATATATTGTTTACTAAACTTCTTAGAAAATGTGATAATATAGAATCAGAGGAACCGTTAAGAGAATTTATGGAGGTGAATAAGAAATGAACAATGACTGGGATTTAGAAGACAATAGCATGGCAGTTGCACAAACGGATCAACGAAGACGTAGTGCTGATTTTTATGAAAATCTTAGACGTCAACGATTAATAGACGAAGCTGCAAGAACTGAACGTAGACGTTTACAAGGTAACTTTATTCCACACTCTCTAACTACAGATGAATTAGTTGACAATTTTGCTTCTTGTGCTCACGATAGGATAAGTGGAGCAGAAATATATGAAAATAGTCAAGGTATTTCTTATCCTTGGAATGCTAATAAGATATATATTATATGCCATGATTGTGGAGGAATTAGCCACAAACTAACAGACGATATAAGCGAATTACAAAAATGCCCAGGATATAACTGTACAAGTAGAAATATAACAATTTTAAGAGCAGCAGAAGTATCCTTAGCAATTAGAGACAGTAGCTACGGAGTAAACATGACGGAGGTATATAATGCCAGACGCGAAAGGTTTCGAGAACAAAGAGCGCAAAGAGTTGCCGAAAGACGCAACAGCTAAAGAACGTTTAAAATATGTTAAAAATCTTGCAATATTTGGTAAATCGATGTTTGGTGACATGAGTCACAATGATATTCAATCTATGCTAGATAAAATTATAGAGGTTAGTAATGTTTAGAAAAGAAGACATAAAAAGAGGAATTGAAATAACATGCAGGATATCAGATACTGTTGTTAATTCAGCTAAAATACAAATACAAAATGATATGATATATATATGTCAAGACATGCTCGATGGTGACCAATGTATGGATAAATTTGGATATAGATATTCATGGAGTGTAGGAATACTTGAAAATTTTAAAAATAGAACTGTTAAAGACTTCTTTTTAAATACAAACGTTAGCAACGTTAAGCTTAAGGAAGAACCAGAATGGGATACGGAGAAAAATTAATGAAAGAGCACATACATGACATCAAAGAGATGAAAGAATGGATGGATGCTAAGCCATATGGTGGTAATCTCGATTACGCTATTGAAAGAGTTGAATATTTTAGAGATGAGTTATTTAAATATTCTAAGTTTGACATTGGAGATGAAATAGAAATAGCAAAAGATATGGAGTTAACCTTAGAAACATCTCCAGGATATATGGCCTATTTTGATAGACTACAGGTTGGGTGTTGTGGTATAGTCGTAGAAGTAGACCATTATAAAGGTGTATTTAGATACTCTGTTACAATGGATCCTCAAAAAAAGGACGAGGGTTACTTTACTATACGTGAGGAAACTCTAAAGTTAAAGGGATGGGATCAAGAAGGAAATTAAGGAGTTATCATGGGAAAAGACATAAGAGACATGGAAGGCATAGAAGTTATGGCAGCATTTGCTGCTGCTTGGGTTAAGTATTTAATATTGATGATATTTGTTGTGTGTTCGTCTGTAGCTCATATAGCCAAAAAGTTTAAAAGGAGCGATAAAGATGTCTAAAGATATACATTTAATGCGTATTGATAAGATTTGTTCTAAATGTAATTATAAAAATAAAGGCGAATACAAATTAGACGAACCGATGGATATAATATGTTGCGGTAATTGTGGCTCAATTCTTTCAAAGCCAGATGATATGACTAAAGATGAACAAGAAAAGGTATCTCTGTGCGTTAAGCAAGCACTAGAAGATGGGGAGGAATAGAATGTTTTATTGTAATGAGTGTGGTCAATGTAGCTTTATCAATGATGATGATTTTTATGAAAATAGAAATACATGGGGCTGGGAAAAAAATTCAATAGACTGTAACGACGGAGAATATATGGATCATATAGACTCAGAAACAACAGACTCAGAACAAACTAGCTACGAATGTCCTCATTGTTGTGGAGAAGACATAGAATCTGATTGGAGCGGTTCGGAAAACGAAGCACTTGAACAAAGAACAGCATATGAAGAATATGTAAGACTTAACGAACAAACAATCCGATTAGCTAGAGAACGACTACATAAAGAACAAAAAGCAAAAGATCCACAAAGAGAATGGGATGTGGCAAAAAATGTTAATGTTTAAGATAGACGATAAAATAAAATTAAAAACCTATGAAGAATGGGGAGATCATAAAATCCACAGAGGGAAAACAGCAAGAATAATTAGAAGATCAAGTTCTTCAACGTTTGATTGGAGAATAGTGTGGAGAGACGGAAAAGAATCTCAAGCTAAAGAATACAATATGGTAAAAATAAATATGGATTGGGATGAAGAGTTTAACGAATCGGATGAAAAATGTTTAATATAGGAGACGAAGTAAAACTTAATAGCTATGAAGGATTTGGTGATTATACACGTCATAAAGATCAAATTGCAACAATAATAGATTTTATTAATGTTGATGATGATAGTATGCCCTATCAACTTAGATGGAATGACGGTTACGTTTCTTTTGCGTCGCCTAAAAATATAGTAATAGTAAACCAGGAGTGGGATGATGAAGTTAACGGATAAAATATTAAATAAAATAGCTGATGTTCTTCTTACAAAAGTTGTGAAAGAAGATTATGAATTGACTATAACAGTAAAAGCAAAAAAAGGAGCAAGAAATGAAAACAGTTAAGGTAGCAAGAGTAGGCAGTAAAGTGCAAGAAGTAGCAGTACGAATAGAAGCAACAATAGAAGAATGTTTAGAAGCAGCTAATATACAGCTGGGGGCTAATGAAGATGTGTATGAAAACCATGTAAAGCGTTGCATTGGAACAAACGCTCTCATTGGGTCAACTTTAGTTGTTGAACCGCAGAAAATAGTTCCTTTATCAAGTAAAGTAATGGGAATAATAGACATACTATCAGAAGAAGAATGTATAGATGCTGATGATTATTATGACGATTACGATAATACAGATTATAATTGGATATACAGTGAATATGGAAAAATGATAAATGATATAATTAAAGTAGCTAGGGAGGGTTAGCATGGACTTTGATGACCGAGACGGAGTAGTCGAGGAAAGATATTCTAGACATTGGGATATGTTAGATGTTGAAAGACTTCATACATTGCCGATTAGAATAGTTGGAGCTGGAAGCGTAGGCAGTTTTACTTGCTTAAGCTTAAGCAAAATGGGTGCTAAGAACATAAAAATATATGATGATGATATGGTTGATGAACACAACATTTCAAATCAGTTTTATAGAACTCAAGACGTTGGTGAGTTTAAGGTTGATGCACTACAAAGTATGATAATGGATTTTGAAGGCGTTCCTATTCAAATAGAGAACGAACGATGGTATGGTAATGATGATTGTAACGGTGTAATAATAGCAGCCGTTGATAATATGGATGCCAGGAAGAGGATATGGGAGAAAGTCAAAGGAAACAATGATGTATCTCTTTTTATTGACCCTCGGATGGGAGGAAAAACCGCAAGAATATATTATGTAAATCCTCTTTCTGGTTCTAAAAAATACGAAGAAACATTATATGACGATGATGAAGCAGCGCAAGAAAGATGTACGGAAAGAACTATAATATATAACGTATTAGGAATAGCAAGCTTTATATCAAAAGGTATAGCAGATTGGATGGCGGATGGAGTAGAAGATTGCAAGGAATTAATATTAGACTATGCAACTTTTACTCTTATGGTTAGATAAAATAATCGTAATAACTAGTTGAAAAATGTAGTATTTTGTGGTATTATAGGTATATAGGGAGGTGAAGAATGAAGAAAAAAACTAAAGCAATAAGAATAGCAGAGAATAGTTATGACTATCTAGTTGCAGTATCTCTCAAAGATAGAAGAGGTATGGGAGTTACCCTAGACCTAATTTTAGAGGAGCATAAAAATGCCACAAAAAAGCGAAAAAGAAAGAAAAAAGTATAATATGCTAAGACAACGAAAACATCGTAAGTCTAATAAAGAAAAGAACTTACAATATCGAAGAGAATATTATGAAAACAATAAAGATCACATATTATTGCTAAAAAAAATATGGAGAATTAATAACAAAGAAAAAGAAAGAGAATACAAAGTTTGGTATAGAATAAATCATCCATGGAGTGTTACTTTAGAAAACGTAAAAGCAAGGGTTAGCGGTAGGAATACAAGACATGATTACACTAGTATAAAAAATACGCTAACATTAAAACAATTAGAATATCTATGGAAAAGAGACAAAGCTGACCATATGCTTAAATCAGCATTACATAGAAAAAACAATAATGGAGATTACACAGTGAGAAATTGTGAGTATGTTGAGAGCGGATGGCACTCTTCATACCACAATAAACAAAGAAAAAAGGACATTAAATGACAGCAGGGAAAAATAATCCAAATTATGATGAATGGAAAATAAAACATCCTTCATTATGGCTTAAGGGAGCAAAAGAACTATTTTATAAAATTGTGTCAAAAATAAACAATAAAGGCAAATTAAAATGAATAAGAAAATAATAATATTTGTATTAATGATACTATTTTTTACGCAAAATTTTAGTCATGCTGGCGGTAATCCATTCACTAAATATTATATGACTAATGGATATTCAAATGGTAGATATCTTATTGATTTTACTAATACATCAGCAGATACTGCAGATGTTTGTGGAACAATACATTATACTCGTGGTATAATAGATACTTTTTTTAGATATAATCCAGAAATATATAACAAACACTATAAGAATATGTCGTCAAATGAGATAAGTATTATGGTACAAAGATTCTATAAAAATAATCCAGATAAAAGATATTTACCAATAGTAGATGTTGTTTTTGACGGATGTAAATAGAACAATTTAGGTATAAGTTCTTTTATTTGCAAAATAATAGAAGATTATATGAAAAATGGTGTAGAAAGTAATCGAGAGCTGGTTCTTGATTACGCAACATACACCTTGTTAACAAGGTAAGACCCAAAAAACAAAAGGAGGTAGACAATGATTACAGTCAAAGTCGCTCGTTTGGGAAACACAGTGCAGGAAGTTGCACTCAATGAAGGTTCATCCGTTCAGGATGCTCTAACAGCTGCTGATCTCGCAGTAGACGGTGAGGATATTCGTATCAACTCATCAAACTCTAACCTTACAGATGTAGTACGTAATGGAGACATTATTACTCTTGTACCAAAGGTAAAGGGTGGACAAAAGCTCGTTAAGGTCGCAAGACTAGGTTCAACAGTGGAAGAAGTTGCTGTTCCTAACGACGCTACAATTGAGTATGCTCTTGAAGCAGCCGATGTTGTAGTAGACAACGAAGACATCCGTTTGGATGGCCGCTCTGCAAGTTTATCAGATAGTATTGGCAACGCGTCAATGATCACTATCGTTCCAAAGGTAAAAGGTGGTAAGTAATATCCCCCCACAGTAAAAAATCCGAGGGCGGTATGTGCAATGCATATCGTCCTCATTTTAAAGGAGTGTGATGCAAACAAAAATACATGTTGTATTAATGTTTTCAATATTTTAAAAGGAGGAGTAATGAGCGAAAAGAAAAAGTATCAAATAAAATACAGTGGAGATGGTACACCGTCAACAAAGGTGAAATCATCATATGATAAGTTGTTGCAAGAGCTTGCTAATGACTTTGAAATAGACATAGAAGTTGTTACATGTCATGGAAAATATGACTATATACCCGCAGAATTAGACTTTGAAAAGTTCTACATATTTGCACAGTTAGTACCAGACGTTATAGCTTATAAGGGTAAAAAGTTGTCTAAACTTATGTTGGGCGATAAGGAAGTAACTGTAACTGGTGGTCAAACAGATAGCATGAAAATAGTCGGAGCTATGCCAAAAGATGCTACAGTTATAAATGATTCAAAAGGTGAAGCCTTAGCAATTGTATACGACGCATCCTTGTACATATTAAATGATTTTATTCATTGTCATTCAAAGGATGAATTAGACAATAGTTTAGAAATATTTAAGTATATCGTTAACGAAGCAACTAAAACACCAGAACTATTGAAAGCACTTAAGTATGGCACGGAAGAAAAAGGACGTAAGTCTTTAGAAATAGCGTTAAAGAAACAATACAAAGAAAGACTTAAGAAAGAAAAAGTATTACTTGATAGTTCAGAGAAACTTATAGATAATTATACTCAGGAACTTACAAAAGCAAGTAGAAAAATAATATCTACACAAAATATTATTAAAGCAATTCACAGCAATCTAGAAGATATTCCAGAATCTCTTGAAAAGAAATGGAATTCTGCAAAAAAGCTAGAGAGTACACCAATATTTGAATCTGTTAGTTTCCAGAGAAATTCTGTAAAAGCTGTTACGACTGAAATATTTGTAACAGAAAAGAAAGTAACATATCAAATGGGAAAATTTGAGATTGTCCTAGAATTCAATGGTAATATAAGAATAATGTCAATGTGGCCACAAAGAGGACCTTCGCAACAGCATCCTCACGTAAGTGCTGAAGGTCGTCCATGCTGGGGAAACCTCAGTGGAGAGTTACCAAAAAGGATAGCAGAAAGTGAATTTGACGTTGCATTTGTAGAGATACATACATTTCTATGTCATTATTCACAAGAAGGCGGTCCATATGCTAATATTAATCACTGGCCACAAGCAACAGCAAAACAAATAGCTATGCTTAAAGCTGACAAAGTTAGAACGTAAGGGGGAAGTAATGGGAGAAATAACTACAAAAACAAAGTTCCAAGCTCTATATATTGACCCAGAATGTAAGAAAAAATTACAATACTGGGCAGATGCAGCCGTTGGAGAAGTTAGTGGTCTTGGTCTTGTAGACAATGAAGACGGAAGAATGGTGGTAAGAGAGGTCTACATCTTAGAACAGGAATGTTCAGGAGCAGACACAGAGCTTGATCCAGAGGCTATATCTAAGCTTATGATGGAAATTTTGCAAGCTGATAAAGATCCAGCCAAGTTAAAGTTCTGGTGGCATAGTCATGTTAATATGGGTTGTTTTTGGAGTGGAACTGATGATGAATGTGCTGAAACGTTAAGCAAAGAATTTGCATTCAGTACCGTAGTCAACAAGAAAGGCGAATCTAAAACAAGGCTTGATTTATATGAGCCGTTTAGAATAACTGTAGACAATATTCGTCTTATCGAGATAACTGCAGAAGATGAAAATCTTAAAAAACAATGCGAACAAGACGTAAAAGAAAAAGTAAAAACAAAATCATGGACAAGAAATTATAATCAACATAATAATGGAAAAGGATACTATGATCAGAAAAAGTGGGATAACTTTGGAAGGTGTGGAAGCCCATATGAGGATCCATATGATTATGCTGAAACATCCAAAGTAAAGTTAAAAGACGACATAGTTGAAGACATTAAACTTCTTAGTGATCTTATATTTGATAACGGATTTTCAGCCATTGCGTTGAATAGCTTTATTTATGATATAACAAATCAGGCCATAGAGAAGATATATGGTGATAAAGCAGAATGTAAGGATGGAATAGGAACATATTCCGAAAATGAAAAACTTTGTAAAAAATGCAAGATATCAAAACAGTGTGAATTGTTGACAGATAAACTAAAGGAGCCATTGGATGAAAATGATACTTGTAGCGAACATAATAAGGAAGACATTTCCGAAGATAGTGTTGAAGTTATCGTCGATCCTGATAATTGAGGGTCTTTTTTTAGCAATAGATAAATATTTATTTCAACGGTTACGTAAGGAGCCAGAAATGACAAAGAAAACAGAAAAAAATGAAAACGTATATTGTCAAATATGTTACTTGCAAAGTGACAATAGTCCAGATGTAAAGTTTCATTTATATGAAGAGGGTACATTTTCATATCCAACCGAAATGCATATATGTCAAAAATGCTTAGACTGGGTAAATTTTATGAGAAAAATGGCATCTGAACAAGCAAAGTTTCCAGAAAAGGATTCATTTGAGAATTCTAATTGGTGGTGGCAACCTAAAAAAGAGGGTCATTCTGCAGCCGAAATGTGTGTAAAATAGGTTGAAAAAAAAATCCGTTTATGGTATAATATTAATATAACCGGAGGAGGAATTTCATGGTTAAAAGACCAAAAGAAAAGGTAGTTGGATGCGGAACATGTTTGTTTCGTGGAGGAGAACCTTATACAGATGAAACGTTAGATAAGGTTGAGAGAGTTTATTGCAAAGCTAGGAAGGTTGCAGTTGATGTCGAAATAATGAACAAGTTTTGCGACCACTTTCAGGTCAAACCGCAGGAGACGGAATGATAAAAGAATGTAAAAAATGTGGAGAAAATAAATCTCTTGACAGTTTTTACGTAGATAATTCGAAAAAAAACAATATTTCGTCTTATTGTAAACTATGTGTGTTAGAGAAGCAAAAAACATATTATCACTATAAAAAAGGTAATATTGTGTTAAAAGAAAAAAGATGTAGTACCTGTGGTATTACAAAAAATACAACAGAGTTTCCAAAGAAAGCTAACGGAAAGTATGGAGTAGCATCAATTTGTCTTGTATGTCAGAGAAACTGGATGTCAGAATATTACAAGACTCCGGGCGCTAAGATTAAACAAAGAACAAGAGATGCCAAGAAGTTCTTAAAAAACATAGAATCATTATCAGAAAAAGAAAAAAGACGTAGATATAATAAAAATTTAAGCCTTAAACATCTTTATGGAATAACTTTATCTGAGTATGAGGGTATGTTAATAGAACAAAAGTTTAAATGTGCTATTTGTGGCACCAAAGTATCAGAGATACCATATAATGATCACTCAACTAAGAGAAAAGACACCTTATACGTAGACCATAATCACAAAACTGGTGAAATACGAGGTCTATTATGTGGCTCATGTAACGGCGGAATTGGGCAGCTTGGAGATAGCATATCAATACTTAGAAAAGCTATAAAATATTTAAGGAGAAATACATGTTGAAGGACACGAACACTGTAAATGTGTCAGGTAAGATATTCTGGTCAAAGCTAGACAAAAAAGAGAAGTTTTCTATGTTACGACTTGGAGTCGACATAGGGGAAGGACGCTATAATAGGGTTTTTGTTACTATTTCTAATCCACATGAAAAATCTTACAAATTTGTTAAGAATGATAACCAGGTTATTATCTTTGGCGGATGGTTAGATGTGTGGAAAAAGAATGATGGTGAGTTAGAGCTTCAATTGAAGGCTTATGATTCTAACGCTCAGTTTTATGTGCCGGAAAAGGTAATACCACACTTAAATGAGGTTACTATATACGGTAATGTCACTAATTTTAGCGATGGTGAAGCAATAATAGACTGTATAGGTGGTAAAAACCCAAAAACTGGTGAATATACACATAGAACAATACCCATTCAAGTCGGAGACGAACTAGGTGACATTAGTAATAAGAAAATTATGATTAGAGGAACTCTTGGAACAGAGGAAATCGACGAAAAGAAATCAAAACTAAAGGTTTTTGTTGATTACGATAGAATTAACATATTAGGATAATTATGAGACTTGAATCAAAAACAAAAATAGGCGATGGAACGGTAGATAGAATAATCTATGATGATATTTATGGTGCTAGTGAATTTTTTGAGCCTAAGATATGGATAGACACTTGGTCTAAAGATAAATTTTGGCTAAAAACAGCAGCAGGAGAAAAAATATCAGTTTCTAAGTTAGAATTAAAGCAATTGAACTTTAAAATAATAACTAGAAACGTAGGAACGCGGTCTAATAGGCTCTACAAGCATTTTATGACAGTAAATAGTCCAAGAAAAGCTTCAGAGAGAATACCACTACTTAGTATCGCAAGAAAACTTAATAAAGTATGGAAAAGGAGTATTAATGTCGAAGAACAATACAGACGAAGGTATCAATATGGATTCAGATTCTGGAATCCCGAAAAGTGAGAACTTAACAACAGATCAAAAGTTAGAGAATTTAGCTAGGAATTTATTTATATTACTTAAGAAGCAAGATGATATTAGCTTGGCTTTAGACAATGTATATATACAAGTAGCAACTCTGATAGAAATTCTCGCAGAACATGAAAACATACTTAACCCTGATTTATGGGAAAAGAAGTTAAAAGAAGTAACAAAAAATATAAAAGACACCATGGAGGCAATGGAGAATGAAGCAGCAAATGCTGGACAAGATAATGTCACAAATCCCGACGGGGCAGATGCGTCACAGGGAAGTGGAAAAATTATTACTCAAGATCATACAATCATTATACCAGGTCAGTAAAGAAGAAGGATATGCTTGGAGTGGTAATTTAATTGATGTCGGAGGAAGAATTGGTCTTTTAACCGAAACAGGGGAAATTGTAGAACTTGACTCTGTACTTCCAAAAGGAGAAACCGGAAGGTTTATGCTGATATGGACACAAGATGATAGTGAAAAACTTAAAAGAGAAGTATAATACATGCAATACGTGTGATAAATGTATAAATGATTGCAAAGTATTTGGTTATGGAAATACAAACGCAGATTTAATGATAATAGGAGAGAGCCCCGGAAAAGATGAAGCAGAAGCTGGTGTTCCATTTATTGGTCAGGCAGGTCAGCTGCTTGATAAAATATTAGCAGCAATAAACATAAAACGTGAAGATGTTTATTTTTCGAATACCATTCTATGTAGAACAAACGAAAAGGATCGAACCCCATCTTGGGATGAGATACAAAATTGTGCTGAAAGGTTGGACGAGGAGATAAATATCGTAAAACCTAACGTTATACTAATGGTCGGCAGCCAAAGCTTAAAGCGCTTTTTTGGCAAAGATTCCAAGGTGACTGAATGTCATGGGCGATGGTTTCTTGACTTCAAGCCTCCTTACGCACGATACTTTTCGATAATGCATCCTTCTTGGGCTCTCCATAGTTCTACCCCTGGAGAGTTAAAGGCAAAGAAAAGAACTCTATGGGAAGATATTAAGCGTTTTTCTAACGATTTAGAAGTAGTTAACTTTGAACTAAGGAGAGAAAATGTATAGAGCAGGAGAGATAGTAACTTTAAATGTTGATAAGACAGAAGGAGCAGGAGAGAACTCTCTCAATGTGTCAGCAGGAATAACTGGAATGGTATTGAGCTATAGCAGAGCAAGCGGTTCATCAGATTATTCATATATAGTTGATTTTGGCCCGGAGGGTCAATGGAACTGTTATCATAATGAATTAGATGGATTAACACCTCATCAAGAATATGAAGAAGTATATGATGAAGACGAAGAAGAAGAAGAAGAAGAAGAAGACAACGAAGAAGTTGACATGCCTTCTCCGCGTGCAGAAGCTGCTGAAATTGACTGGGAAGCACCACCACCAGCGCCAGGATGGGACAATCCGCAACCAAAAGCAAAAAAGAAAGTATCCTTTGAAGAGGATCTTAAAAGAATGATGAAAGATGCAGAGAAAAAGGAGAAAGCAAACAATGCCCCGTTTTAACAAATCAAAAATGAAACACACAGTAAATGATCTAAAAACTGACGTAGAATCAGGAGAATTAACCTCTCCATCATGGTTATGGATATTAGCAGGAGGATGTTTAGGATTACTTGTATCTTGTATAGATTTTACAAAAAAGAACACAAAACCAATATTGGCTAAATTTAATAGGTCAAATAAACATGTGGGAGGAAATAAATGAGTATAAGAATTACTGGCATTGGTACGCTTACTAGAGATGCTGAAATGAACAAAACTGCAAAAGGTGCATGGGTCAAGTTTGGCTTAGCAACAAAAAGAAAGAATACACCAGAAGGAATGCAAGATGTTGATTTCTTTGAAGCAAACTATTTCTTGAAAAACCCAGAATCTACTTTAATGAACTATCTTAAAAAAGGTACTAGTATATACATAGATAATGGAGAAATGCGTGCAGACCAATACGAAAAAGATGGTCAAAAAAGAACTATGAATAAAGTAATGATATTCGCGTTTGACTTGCTAAGCACTAATGCAAGCAGAAAAGCAGATAGAGAAGCAAACAAAGAAGAAAAAGCTGCTCCACTAGGTGCTCCACAGAAAAAAGAGCCACCTTTAACAGTTCAAGAAGATGCAGATGAAAACTATCCAGATGAAGTACCATTCTAACAGTATCACAGTGTGTAAGGAGATTAAATGTTTCACGCATCAGAAGAAAACAGATTGTATAATTTTACAAAAGGAACTCAAACAGACATAGACTTAAAATCAGGGAAAGATGCTGTAGATTTAAACATATTCCTAGATGATGTTAGCGAATGGATGGAGAAACACAAAGATGTTATAGTTGATAAATATCTTCCATTCTCATGTCTGGCTGTTGGGTTAGTGCCCTCTTATGCAAGTGCCTTTGTTTATGGTTGTTTTGTCGGCCGAGCTATGGAAAAGAAAAACATAATTGTCGAAGCAAAAAATGGTCCAATAGACCAAAAAAACATGACTAAGCAAATAAAAAACGATATAGAAAATCAAATGGGATGGTTAGAGGACGTTCTTAAGCATATAGAGAAAAGAGAAAAAGAGGATGATGTAAAAGATGACTAGATTTAATAACACCGTAACGCAAAAAATAATACGAAAGATTCATGTTATGCTTGGTGATGTTAAGACTGGTGAAGAAATCATAGATCACTTAAGGTCAACCGAACCAATATTTATGGAAGAAGTCGGAAGATTTGTTACAATAGAGTTAGATAAACTTAAAGATGATTCAGATAACGATGAGGAATTTCTTATGTATATAGGTTCTATAATTGGAGCTGCATACATAATGGGATTTCTTATTGCAAAAGAAATGGACCATCAAGTATACGATGGTCTTATAGACTTTAAGAGTTTGTTTGATGAACCTTCGAAAGAACCAAAAAATATTGACAAAATAATTGACACAAATCTTTCAAAGGGTAAAAAGCATAAGGAAATAGGTAACTTGCTTAAGAAGTATATTTCTAAAGAAACAAGAAAAGAGAAAAAAGAAGCTAAAAAACCTAAGAAACATAAAAAAACCAAAAGAATAGATATAGACTTTAATGAAGGAGAGTTATAATGGTTGAAAAAAGAGATACAATTAGCGAAGAACAAGCGATTGCAAAAGCAAACACGTGGTTAGATCAAAAGAGATTTAATGAAGTTAAAGAAGAGGTTTACCAACGTGGTACGTTTACGGTTTATATAATTCATGCTGCTGCTGACGGTAAAGAATATGAAGGTGTTGGATTTTCTAAAGCACGTCCAGATATAACAATTGCGCAATATAAATCAGAGGTAGGCATAGATGTCGCCAAAGGAAGATCTATATATGATTTGTTTCAAGAATATCATAAAGAAAAAGGAGCAAAGTAATGGCAAGCTTTAAGAAAGGCGTAGAAGTTTATTTACGAGATCAATATAATTCTCCATTTATTCCTGTTAGAAGGAGAAGGTATAAAGTAAGATCGTGTGGTAAAAAACAAGCAGTAGTAGATTATATACCAGAAGACGGTCATCCAGCATACGGACGAGGTCAAGCATACTTCATCACACCAGTAGAAGAAGCAAGATCTAGATATGGCGACAGTGTTCCTAGGTATATTAAAACAAATTGGAACGAACATTTTGTATTGGCTGGAATGGATGGCTGGGACGCAGAGGAAAACTAATGAATGAATTAATAAGTACATTTAATATACACGATTACCATTTTATATGGTATATACTATGTTTTATTGTCTGTCCACGAGTAGCATTAGCAGTATTGCTTTCAATATACTGTCCAATAGCTTTATTGTGGAAAGTAATAGCCTGGACAATCGTAGTGCTATCAGGCGTTAAAATAAACATATTAAGAGACAAATCTTAAGGAGAAATAATGGAAAATAGCATACTAGCAAATAATATATATGAAAGTGCAGTTATAGCATATGATGAAAACTCTGGTGGTTTTAATATAGACACTGGTAGCATGAATAGTTTGGGAGACACAAATAAATGGGACAATAATCCAATGACTATAGATAATTATTATCATAATTACTGGTATCCATATGTATACCCAACAGTTACGCTAATACCAGAAAAGAGTAAAATAGAGGTAGCTTTTCAAATTCTTAATAAACTAATGAAAAAAGGAGTAGTCACAGTAAATAAAGTTAAAACTTTTGTTGACTTAGTTACTGAGATTGCAGACTGTATATGAGTAAATATAATAGGTCCTATTATTGCAAAAAGCTTACCTGTGCTGTAAATCATTCTAACAAGGGCAAGAAAATGCATGGTAATGAAATTAACTTTCATGACGACCTAGACTGGGAAGTTGTGAAAGATCAGGGGGTGTGGACGGATGTCTATTTCCAGTGCGGAGGTAGCTCCGTCTTCGCTTTTACTATTAATAGTTCATTTGCTGCCCGGGGATACATGACGGGATCTGTGCCGGAAGCCATAAGAAACAACGAGACAGGCTTATGGGACTTATATATTCACAAGAAATACATATCGCATGACGACGTTTGTAGAGCATGTAAAAAATGGATAGAATTACAGGCCCCTATTAAAGGTATAGTATGTGGCTGCAATGTTAATTTTAATGGTAAGAGATGTGGACATGTGTGGGCTCATGAACAGTATCCAAGAGAAGAGTATCTCTTTGATTTATATGATGATTATAAGGTGGCAGCCTTCTGTAATCCAGTTAAATTACATGAGGGAGGTATCTGCGGATGAAGATTATGGTAGAGATAGATATTAAAGCTGGTGATAATAAAAGCATAGCATCTGCTATGATTAGTGAGATTATAGCGGAAGGGTTAGACCATTCTGAAATAGACCCACTTATTACTAGGAATATTTCATGGATTTTTCCACATCAACAGACACAAAAAGGGGACTGCGATGGCAATATATGATTATGAATGCGAACGATGCGGCAAAGTATTTCAACAAAACAGACCTATGTCAGAATCAAGTTTTTCAAGTAAGTGCCCGGTATGTGAAGTAGAGTGTAAAAGGATATTCACAGCGGCACCAGGTTTTATATTAAAAGGGAAGGGTTGGCCCGGAAAAGCAATTAAGGAGAAGAATGGAAATAAGTAAAGTTAAACCACTAAATGGTTACATTATTGTTAAGGATAACAAAAGAAAGGAACAAACTACTGGAGGTATTTATATCCCAAAAAAAGCCAAGGATGACCACATTGTCCATGGTACCATAGTTGAGACTAGCTCTTGGCGACTCAAGGATGGTACAATAATGAAACAAGAAGACGTCGCACCAGACGATCAAGTACTTTATACTTTCACTGCAGGTGCAGGAAACGCGTGGGATGAGGAAGGAATTACCTACAGAGTTATTAAAACTGTAGAAATTCTTGCAAAACTAGTTGAATAAACACGTTACACGTGTTATAATGTAAGAGACTAGTAAAGAAAATACTTGTCATAGGGAGGCCACATATGACAAATGCAATAATCGCACTACTACGCAACAGGGTAGTGAGAACATTTATTACGGAGCTCTTCGTAGGGCTTGCCGTAGGCGTGGTCACTACACTTAAATGCAAGGATAAGAATGAAAAGCGCAAACGAGTTTTACTACATATGCAAGAAGGGTCATCTGACAGTAGGTCAGACAGATCGGAAACAGAAATGCGAACACAAAATACAAGAAGTACGACTTGTGAAAAAAGGGAAAGCTGGAGTAGAGAAAGAAGTAACGAAAGAGACTACCTGTAGTGAGGAGTTAATAGAATTCCACCCAATGCCAGAAGAACTAGATTATTTTAATATCTGGGAACCACAAGTAATTAAAGCATTTCTAACCGGGCAGGACCAGTACGCGCTAAGAGAAGGATTTCTTATCGATATGCAGCGGGTGTTTATCGCGCTAAGGACTAAGATAGATGATCTTGAAAGACAGATCAAGGATGTTAAGGAGTTGAAGAAATGAACGATGAAATGGTAGGAAAGATACAAGCATCGCAACACAGAAGACAAGCAACATGGTCACTAAATGAGCATACGCTACTTATGGAAGATGCCAAGAAAAACGCATTATCTAGATTCTTTATAGTAATAAAGAAGTATGAAATGACTGAAGACGATGTAGCTGAATTGATAGAGATATCTCAGTTCTTAATATAAAGGAGAGTTATGCGTAAATCAAATATTGGTATAGACTTAGACGGCGTAATATGTAATCTCTATAAAGAAGCAAGACCATTATTTAAAGAAATGTATGATATAGAAGTAACTGAAAGTTGCTTAGACGTAGAAAAAGAATATGGTCTAACTAAGAAACAAGTATCAGATCTATTCATTGAAGCAGGAAAAAGGGGTATGTACAGAAACTCTAGCGTATACGATAAGACGAGGAGTCATCTAGTAAACATATCTAGACAGTATAACATATTCTATGTTACAGTAAGAGATTTCTATCATCAAATAAAGAAGGACACTTTTTATTGGCTGGACAAGAACAAGCTGCCATACTTCAGAGTTGTTTTCTCTCGGTCGAAGCATAAGATTGCAGAACGAGAAGATTTTCAATTCTTTGTGGACGATGATCCTTTTATTTGCAATAGAGTAGCAAAGACTAACACACCAACATATCTATTCAAACAACCATGGAACACTAAGGCACCATTAGATCCTTTGGTAAAAGTAATAGATAGCTGGCAGGAAATAGAAGATATATTAATAGTTGAAAAGTAAAGAGATCTATGCTATAATATAAGTATAATAATGATGACTAACATAATAAATTGTAATTGCGATATAGCTGAAAGATTAAAGATCTTAGGGAATCAAATGCATTCCATAAGTTATCATATTGATGATATAATGGCTATATGCTATAAAAAGTATGACAACCCAAAAGAAAACCTTGAATGGGATCCGAAGGAGAACATTAAATGAAATATCGGCAATGGACTGATGAAGATAGGGATGAATTGACGACTCTTCTTGACGAAGATTTAAATATTGATGAAATAGCAGAAAGATTAGACAGAACTTCTAGATCTGTAGAATATGAAATGGGAAGATCAAAGCTACAAGCAACCGTTCGAGCTAAGTCTATGTCAGCAAAAGCTGATACTCCTACAAAGAAAACAAAAGAACGAAAAAATGCGATAACAGAAGCATCTGTTGAGTTTATTGATCAAAAATCATGTAAAAAGAATTATGACAATATCTGGGATACTATAATTAAGTTTCAGACAGAATTACATTCGGTTGATATAGAACAAACAGATGCACATTTAGCTATAGATACACCTAAGTGGGTAGGTATTGCATTTCAAGGTGACCTTCATCTTGGTAACATAGCAACAGATTACATAACATTGTTACAACATAAAAAAATGATACTAGATACAAAAAACTTGTATTTAGTTATAAATGGAGATTATTGTGATAATTATATATCAGGGTCTCATGCTGGTGGATCATTTGAAGCATTATTTCCTCCTGCTACGCAGAAAACCCTTGCTAAGAACTACATTGAAGACCTTGAAGACAAGGTTCTCGCATTAGTAGCAGGATGTCATGATTTGTGGTCGTTAAAGATTGATGACTTTGATATTACTGAGTATCTTGCTAAGCACGGTAACGCAGTTTATCTTGGTTCCGGCGGAAACTTATACTTAAAGGTAGGAAAAGTAACTTATAAAATAAGAATGCGTCATAAATATAGGTTTAACTCTCAAGACAATCCATGTCATACGGTTAAGAAGATGTTTGAGAAAGATGGCGGATTTGATGTTGGTGTGGTTAGCCATAATCATATCTCTGCAATGGAAGAAAGTCAAAAAACAGGCTTAGATGGTAACCTTAAGCGTATTTTCTTACGAGCAGGTTCTTACAAAGCTAAAGACAGATATTCCAAGCAATTAGGATTTTCAGATGGTGGATTAACTGTTCCTGTTGTGTTGTTTAATCCGGAAACAAGGGATATGAGAGGTTTTCAGGATTTAGGAGAAGGGATCGACTATCTGAATTTTCTCAATGGCGAAGTAGAATAATAATGTCTTTAAGAAACCTATACTTTAATAAACGCATAAGTAAGAAGAAAAAAGACGTTTGGTATTATTTAGAGCTTCTTAATATAACAAAACAAAAAGTTTATATAGAGAAGATAAGATATAGGGATAAGAAGGAAAAAGTTACAACAGTACTAACTGAGAGAAATGTAAAGAAATCAATTAATAAAGCGATACTTGCTGATACTAGGAGTATATCTGATTTTATTGATCTTCTGCCTGCTGGAATGCCTGAAGGTGAGCTCATAAATAAGTATGTACATCAAACTTACGATGCTGATCTTAGAATTTCTTCAAGTATGGAAAGATCTGAAACAATAAGAATATTTAATAAATATAGAGTTTTAAATTCTGACAGAAAAAGATTAATAGCTTCTATACTTAACACTAGAATAGACCTAGGATAAACGAAAGAGGTGGTTATGAGCGATAAGTTTACTAAAGTTCCATACAACAATCCATCTTTACTACCTTTAGGTAGTTATAATATAGATGTAAAAGAACCAATAGAGATAGAATTAAAGAACAATGGTTCCTACGGTAGCGAAGAAGAAGGTAAATGGTCTATTATTAATAGATTTGATCTGGCCGACGGCAAAGAGATCACAATAGTAGATCTAGTTACACTTAAGAAAGTTTTAGATAAAAAAGGATTATACCCTGAATTGAAGGAAGACGAGACAGCTTCTTTATGTCAGTTATCATTGGTTGATAATGACCTTACAATAAAGGGTGACGTAGTCAAAGTTACAAAAAGTAAGTAGTTAACACGTTTGCTGCTCATTTACAAATAAGGCTGTAATAAGTATTAGTCCATAATTGGCAATATTTCTTACGGCCTTTTTGTGTCTTAAACCCAAGTAGGTAGGGGTTAGATGCCTCGCGGCGTTTAGCCCCGTCCGAAAATAAGCCAAAAGGGCGCGTCCATCAGCAAAGATGGACTTGAACGAGAATTACTCCTAATTCGAGTTCAAAATGTCCCGCAGTGTAGAAATTTGTGTTATATTTACTTTTCGATATTTTTGAGATAGAGCGACTTCCCAAAAAAGTAGGTTGCGACGGGAGCTGGGTAACCCCGGTTCTCGTCCCTCCGAAAAGGTTAAGTGACAGTAGGTTAGTTAACCTAAATAACAAGTGAAGCGATCTAGATCCAGCAGTGTATCCTGCTATTAGCCTTAGAGCACAAAAAGTGCTCATGGGCTAATTTGCGCAACAAATAGATTACCGTTATTTTACCAAAAATTTCGCAGGCGATTTCGAGAAAATGATATTTTCAAACATATTTTCGTTTTTTAAGTCGAAAAGGAGCACCATGGACAAGAAAGAAAAAAATGGTTCGACAGGAAATAAAAATATACTTACAAGAGAGTACCTTCATTCTATAAGCAGAATAGGAGATAGATTGAAAATGCTAAGGCGTGATATGAATAAACAAAAGAAAGAAATAGAGTATATGGAAGAAGATGTGCAACTTTTAGCTGATGCTTTTGATTCTCTTTTTCAAGATTTAGTACAAGAGCTCGAAAAAAGATTTAATAAAAACGATGACCATAAGGTGGAAAAAGTATGAGTAAAAAGAAAACATGTGCCACATGTGGCAAAGAAATATCAATTAATGCAAAAAAATGTAAATCTTGCTCAAGAAAAGGTAAATACAATCCAGCATATAAACATGGTTTAAAAATAAAAGACAAAAAAGAACGAAGATATAAATTTTGTGTTGATTGCGGAGAAAAAATAGACCATACAGCCATTAGATGTATAAGGTGTAGTAATATTTACAGAAGCGAAGAACGAAGTGCAACATGGAAAGGTGGTGTTGATGCAGAGGGATATATAAGATCTAAGTTTAATAATAAACTTAAAGAATATATTAGAAAAAGAGATGAAAATACTTGTCAAGAGTGCGGCAAAGTATATGTACATAAAGGAAAAGCTCTAGACGTTCATCATATAGATTATGATAAAATCAATAATATTCCAAGTAATCTTATTACGCTCTGCAATAAATGTCACACAAGAACAAGCATTAAGGATAGAGAATACTGGTATGTTCATTTTATGGATAAAGTAAACACAAGCGATAAATGGCTTAAAGTTACTTGGGAAGACGCTTGTACTTATGCTAGCGAAAGTATAGAAGATATGAGCGAAAAGAAACCAGAATTAGTAGATACTTTTGGTAAAATTGTAATATATAATAAAGAATATTGCTTAATAATAACACATGATAGTAGAGGAATATCTAATGATTATTTAAGAATTCCAATTTCTTTAGTAAGGAAAATTGAAATATAAAAACTTAAAATAAAGCTTGACAAAATATTTTGAAAATGGTATAATAAGAAATACAAAGGAGATTTAAATGTCTTATACAGTTAGTCGTAATGACGGGTACATAAGGATGGAAGGGGAACCTGACTTACCATACCCAGTAATAGACACAGAGAAATTAGCAAAGGTCAGCATATCTCATGAACTATTACATCAACTTCTTGATCTACCTGATGATGTTAGAATCACTTCTATGCATACGTCACGAGGTGAACAATACACTGGTATGTATATGATATGTGATAGGTTTGATAGAGTACCAGACGGAGCTGTAGCTCCTGAAATATCTATTGAAAATGTAAAGTCTGTTGGTTTGTGGGATTCAGAAGGAAACTAATGGAATCAGAAATAGGAATTATATATTGTGATCATTGTAATTCTCCAGCACTAACATATGATCTTGATTTTATGAAAAACGCACCAGCACAACAGCTAATAGAGGCTAAACATTTTCAATATATAGGAATGGATGGTCCATTTCCTTACGAAGAAGCGAGATGTCCAAGATGCGAAGAGAATATTATTGTATGCATAATGAAAGAGTGGGAAAAATTAAAAGAAACAAGGGAGTGGGACTTATCATACAATGAGTGATTTTAAAAATAGTCTTGAACTATATGTTGCAGACAAGATGACAGAAGTATATAAGTATTGCAGACCAACAATAGCGTCTGGTGCAACACCAGCAGAAAAGGGAGACATTAAAAATCCCTGGTTTAATATAGAGTGCAAGCAAAAGCGCACAAGTAAAGCATTTACGATACCATATAAAGAATGGTATAAGAATTGCGGCGAGGCAGACTCACAGTACAAAGATCCGGTTTTTGTTGTTGAAAACGAACTGGGTGAGAAAATAGCTGCAATGAGATTGGATGAATGGTTCCAGTTAATTAACGAATTAATGGACCTTAGAAAAATATTGGAGGAGAAAAATGACTGAAGAAAATAATTTACCAGAAATAGAAACTAGAGACGACATGGACCTAGAAGGAAAGCGCAAAGAGGTTGAAGATCTATTGCCAAAAGCTACGGGTGGAGTAGAAATACCGATGATACCACTAGAAGATTTTGAAATACCTGATTCAGAAATAAAGTCAGAGATTGGTGCAGTTAATTCATACGTAGGGTCAGTAGAGTATGGTGTTATTGGCTGTGGTCAAGCAGGTGGAAGAATAGCTAAGAGTTTCTTTGATCAAGGATATAAGAAATGTTTAGCTATCAATACAGCTAAGGCTGACTTAAATCCATTAGACATACCTGAAGAACAGAAGCTTAAGATAGGTGACGCAGAAGGGTCCGGAAAAGATATGAATAAGGGACACGAGGCTGCTAAAGATTCCTATCAAAGAATATTGGACAGAATTAAGAGTACCTTTGGTACTGTTGAAAAGATAGTAATAACTGTTGGTTTCGGCGGCGGCACAGGAGCGGGATCACTAAACGTATTAGTGAAGATAGCACAGAGCTATCTAGAGATGTTAGGAAACAAAAATTATCTTACCGATGTAATAGTTATAGCAGCACTTCCAACAAACGGTGAGAAAAAGAGTAAGACTATCTCTACGAATCTCCTCCTAGTTAAAGATCGTATAAAAGAGATGGTAGATCAAGGTCAAGTGGGTCCTCTATTTATAATTGACAACAGCAAGATAGAGACACTATACAGAGGAATTACGCCCGCTAAGTTCTGGAGTACAGTAAACGATACTATTACTGGACTGTTCCAGACATATAATTACCTTTCTACTCAAGAAAGTAGTTATACATCATTCGATGCAGAAGACTATAAGACAGTACTTTCTGCTCCTGGTTACGCCGTGTTAGGTGTTACAAAGGTAGACACAAAAGGATCTGATATGAGCATAGCTCTTCAAGAGAACTTTAAGAAGACTATTCTTGCTGCGGGTCTAGACTTTAAGACAGCGCGTCAAGCTGGTTGTATACTAGCTGTTAACAATGGTGATCTAGAGGTTATTACTATGGATGATCTTAGTTATGCTTTCGATGCGTTCAATACTCTAGTTGGCGGAGCAGATGTTCATCGCGGCCTGTACGGTACAGAAGCTGCTGGAACACGTGCATACACACTAGTAACAGGATTAAAATCAAATGGGTAGAGGAATAATTGGTTTGCCAATAAATGAAACTACTACCAGTGTAATAATTGATTTAGAATATTGTGAAAACGTTACATTCAATGACTGTCAGCGCGAGATAATAAGACTTATTGTTCAAGATTCAGATAAACATTCAATTATGGCTTGTCCAAGGAGGTCTGGTAAATCTTTTATAGTAAGAACTATAGTTGCAAGGTTTAGTAACGATGTTCATGTTGTTTTTCCAAGCAGAAATATAGCACGTTATTCTATTAACGATGGGCTATGTCCCGACAATGTACATTATATGGACAGTATTTATACGTTGTCTCATGCTAGACCAGCACCAGAGATTATTATTTGTGAAGAATGTTCTGCAACTGATAATATTTTATCTATACCTGGTGTTCATAAGGTTTTATCTCTTTACACACCACCAGAGATGGCGATGAACGAATACGAAGAGAGTGGGGTTATAAGCGGACGTGTTACTGAGGATGACTTTTGGGATAATGTATATCCATGTAATAAAAAAGAAAGGGAGTGGGATGACGAAACAAACTAAAGAGATGCCTATAATTCCAATAGAAACTGGAGAGGTGTTCTTACAAGACAAAGTAATAGATGAGTCTCACTGTTACATATGTAAGAAAGAGTTTGATAAATTTACCGACAGAGATATGTTGTTGCTTAGAATTAAGCCACATGAGATGGGTTTTTGTTGCCCGAGTCATAGAGGAATAGTTGCTGAGTTTATGAAGCAGTATAGAATATTACCGGGAGGTTGGGAAGAGCATGTGGAAAAAGATGATAATGATTCTGTTGTTGATGACATTAATAGCAGCGCCAGCATCAGCTCAAAGCCGTAGCAAAAAGCTAGCTAGAGGTACTGTAAATTTTCTAACTGGATGGGTAGAAATACCTAAGAATATATATGACAAAACAATAGAAGAAGATGCATTATCCGGACTAACCCTAGGGTTAAGCGGAGGAATAGGAATGTTTTTAATCAGAACAGGTACTGGATTATACGAAATTGTTACGTTCCCAATACCTGTCCCAGAGAACTACCAGGCTATACTAGAGCCTGAGTTTGTTTTCAACAACGAAGATAAACGTGTAACAAGGAGGAGTAATGACGGTAAACGAAGCAATAAGCCTACAGAAAGCAGTACGAGGAAGAGTTCAAGAGTTGAAAGCTTTGAGGTCGGAGGTATCAGCGTCGAAGGAGACTAATTGGTATGGAGAGAGAGACAAGACCGAAAAGATTGAGCCTCAGTTCGATGTTAAGGTAGTAGATACCAAGATCGTAGAGATAGAACTGTTCCTGTATAAGATAGACGCTGCAATAAAGCAGTCTAACGCGGCAACAACGCTAGCTTTAGATGCAAATCTAGAGTCATTGTTAGCGCCACTGCAGTAACATAGAATTGTAGATGTAGGTCTATTTATTCTGTACAACGGAGTGAATAGTTTAAGAGAATAACTTGTAGCTTACAGTGGGCTTAGGTCCGTTGATTCGCTCCTAACATGGCTGAATTTAAACCTTGTTGATACGACAAAAATAAATAACTTATTTAATTAAGTGTTGTTGATTGTTGGTCGTGTCCGGGGCTTTGAGTTGTTGTTAATTGTAGTTAATTATTGTCAACTAGCAATTTATTTCCTACTACATCTGCACAATACATAACGGAGGTATAATGATAATACTATTAAGTATCTTGATAGTAATAGGTACGCTTGTTCTCAGTGGTAAGCTATGGAGAATGGGTGGAGATGGACAGGGTTGGGCTAGAGCCTTCGCCTTTCCTTCTCTTTGTGCGCTTGCAAAACTAGCGTTACTTGCACTAAACCTACCATGGTCATGGTGGTTTTTACTAACCTTTTTATATATACCCGCACTGTGGGGTCTTATGTCATTAATTAGCTACGGAGTAACAGCACCACCACATAAATTTTGGATGTGGGTGGTAGGCCATTGGACTGGTAATTATAGTGATCCTGTTTGGCGTGCGCTTGCTAACGACGGAAAGATAGCAGCAATAGAAATAGCAACACGCTGTACGTGTGGATTCTTTTGGTCACTAGCCGCAGCAATCTTTGCATACTTAACAGGTGCATGGATATTGTTTGGAGTGTATGTACTATTTCTTACAATAGCTAACGGTTTGATCTGGAAATATATAAAAGACGTAGAAAAAAACGAGAGGTTGGTTGGAGCATGTGTAGCTACAAGCACAATGATTTAGAACAGCAAGCAAAATACATAAGAAAACTTAGCAAGAAACTTGTTAAGCAAGGGCCTGAAGCTTGTAGAAAATTTTTAATATCAACAGGTGCTTACAATGAAGATGGAACCCTAAAGGATACATACAAATGAGTATAAATATAATAAAAGCATTAGAAAGAGCTGGATTTAAATCTGAATGTCATGAGATAATCCTGACTAAAGAGATGAGAAAAATGTCCAAAGATGTTCACAACTTTCTTAAAGAAAAGAGAAAACTAGAAATAAAATCAAGAGATATAAATATGATGTTTGATTAATTATTGCGGGATGGAGCAGTGGTCAGCTCGAGTGTCTCATAAGCACTAGGTCGTGGATTCGAATTCCGCTCCCGCAACCATATAATAATAACTATTTATACTCTTAACCTAGTGACTATTTGAAAGTAAAAATTTCGCAGAGAGTTATTAGCGGGTGTGGTGAAATTGGCAAACACGCTAGATTTAGAATCTAGTGTCAGAGATGACATGGGAGTTCAAGTCTCTCCACCCGCACCAAGTTTAAATTATATGGTGGTTGTAGCTTAATTAGATAAAGCACTTGACTGTGAATCAGGAAGATGGCAGTGCAACTCTGCTCGATCACCCCAAAAATTATAAGTAAGAAGAATTAAACGGAGGAATAAGATGAAATATGTTTATCTTGTAGAACTTGAAAAAGAAGACGAAGAAAGATTTAAAAAACTTATTCAAAAAGATTTTAAAAATTCTATAGTAAAATTAAAAAGCTTTGGAGATATTGAATCAGTGGAAAACCAAGAAGAATATGACGCTTGGATGGCAGCTGGATAACAAAAGGAGGAATACAATGGGATTAATAGTATTAGCAGCTAATTTCTGGTATTTGTATGGTGTTGCTTGCGGCCAGGTAGTAGGCGCAGCAGCCATTCAAAAAATGATCTTAGGTGCATAGAGTGTGATGGGGTGCGGCATGCTAACATGTCCATGATACAGCGGGTGTGATAACATACCCGTGCTGTAGCAGGTGTAGGAATTAACCTACCGCCCCTCCAATTTTTTATGGAGACGTGGTGTAATTGGTAACACAGCATATTTTAGAGAGGAGTAGTTCAGTTGGTCAGAACATCAGGTTTTGATCCTGTCGGTCGCTGGTTCGAATCCGGCCTCCTCTTCCATCAGGGAGTAACTCAGTCTGGTCAGAGTCCTCGCTTTGGAAGCGAGTTGTCAGAAGTTCAAATCTTCTCTTCCTGACTCTTTTAAATTATAACGAGTGGCGAAAAGAGACGCATGTCAAGCATGAGACTGTGGTTAGCAAATGCAATCAACTTAAGATGATTACCGCTCCACATATGTAGGGTGACTATACGAGTAGAATCAACCATTTCAACGGTCTACGAAACTGTTGTAAAATTGTTGGCTAACAACCAATGTCTCGTCAAAGCCTACCTCGTTACATAATATTGCCTTGTAGCTCAGTTGGCAGAGCAGTGGCTCGATAAGCCATTGGTCAATGGTTCGAACCCATTCGAGGCAACCAGTCCAAGTAACCGAATGGCTAGGTAGTGGATTGCAAACCCATTTATGCTGGTTCGAATCCAGTCTTGGACTCCAGTGGGGGTATGGTGTAGTGGTAACATGAGTGGCTCCAGACCACTTGACATGGGTCCGATTCCTATTGCCCCTGCCAAAAAATCTGACAACAATTTAAGGGCTTGGAACATGAAGGTCTATAGACTGTACCGGATCGTTGAGAAACGTAAAGAGACTCGTTAAAACCGCGAGCGGTCAAGCCCTAACTAAAAAGGATTAATATGGTTTATTTTAAAATCATAACTATGCTATTCATAATACTTTATGCGTTGATGAATAGTGGTTGTATGATTACTTTATACACACAAAAATTCTAGGAGAGAACGTGAAGACTTACGTAATGAGTGACATACATGGTGGATACAAAGCAATGATACAGTGCTGGGAGAGGGCTAACTTTAACCCAGAAGAAGACGAACTCATTGTTCTTGGTGATACCTGTGATGGTTGGCCGGAGACAAAGGAATGCGTAGAAGCATTGATGAAGGTTAAGAACTTAGTATACATACTAGGCAACCATGACCTATGGGCCCTTGATTGGGCTAAGGATGACGAGAGGAACGAGATGTGGGTAACGCAGGGTGGTTGGAACACCTTGTTATCATATGACTTTAAAATGCCAAAGAAACACATTAAATTCTTCGAAGATGCTCACCTATGGATGGAAGATGAAGATAAAGGAATTCTCTTTGTTCACGGTGGTATTAATCCTTCCATGTCGGTAGAGGCACACAAGATACATACATTGTTGTGGGACAGAGATCTATTACAATACGTCAGGAAGATACACACAAGAGAAGAACTTAGAGCTAAGGATACTGGTAAAGAGTTTATTAGACCAAAGATAAGTCAATACAACGAGATATTTATAGGACACACTTCATCTTCGTTCTATGGTAAGTCTGAACCACTACACTATTGTAATGTGTGGCTTCTTGATACCGGCGGTGGATGGGAAGGCAAGCTAACCATAATGGACTTAGAGACAAGAGAATATTGGCAGTCAGACTATGTAGATGATTTATATAAGGACAACAAAGGAAGACGAGAAGTAAGCAAAAACAACGAGGAAGTACATAGGTGGTTAGAAAATGAGGATTAGAAATATAATAGCATATAAGATATGGCAAATTCGTCAAGAGATTGGGACAGCCGGAAGTAACACTCATGACTGGTATCTTGCGGAACAATTTTTGCAAACAAATCCAGACCGATATGATGACGATGATATATACGTTTGGTTTGTGCAGCTAGAAGAAAATATGATTTCAGAAAAAAGACTTGACAACTATCCGGAGATATGATATAATGGAAAGTAGTTACAAGAGTTTTATTGAAGTAGAAAAGATGCTCAATAATATAAGAAACACAGAAGCCTGGATAGGTGACTGCTGTGTTGATTTTCTAGTTAACCTAGAAGGTGGTACAGAATTTTACGAACACGTGAAGTGTGGTATATGTGGTAGAGAACTATACTTTGCAGACAGGAGGAAGAATGGTAAAGAAGACAGTCGAAGACAAACCCTTGACTCCCGAAGAGAAGAGGAAACGTCTGAAGCAAAAGATAACCATGATAAACAAAAAAGCAGGAAAAACAGTAATACAGATGGCTACGGAGAGTTCGCCCCGGGAGAGGGTCCCGTTTTCGTCTGATGAACTAAATGAAATTAGCGGAGGAGGTCCTCCAAGAGGAGCTTTTTCTGTTATGTGGGGTGGTAAGGCTGCAGGTAAAACATCTTCATGTTATAGCCTTATAGCTAACGCACAAAAAGAAGGTATACTATGTATGCTCTATGATTTTGAGCGATCTTTTGACCCTGTATGGGCTAAGACGTTTGGAGTAGATCCAGAGTTATTGTTAATTGCTAAGTTCAAAGATGCTGAAGCAGGCCTAGATAATATAATAGATATATGTAAAGAAGATCTAGTAGGCCTCATAGTCGTAGACTCTATTCAGGGCTTGTGTCCACGCGGGGAATACGAAACAAAGAAAGGTAAAGAAAAATCAATAGCTGATGATACCATGGCATTGATACCAAGAAAGCTTAGTAAATTCTTTCCTAAAGCTGCACCTTTTGTTGACGATTCAAACTGTGCTGTTGTTCTAATAGGACAGACTCGTAAGGGTCTTGGTAGTTTTATTGTACTTGATGAGTTGACTGGCGGTAATGCTCTGCTACATTGGAGTGCTTTAACAATGCATTGTAGACGCGGCAAGAAAGACAACGCACCATCTATCAAGGTAGACAACGGTAAGAAGGATAAGAGTGGTAAAACAAAACTAGACACAGTACTCATAGGATATGAGATGGTTGTTAAGGTAAACAAGTCTAAAGTTGGCCCTGATGAGGGTAAAGAGGCTCGTTTGCCTTTTTATTTCGGCAGTGGCTTTTTAAAACTGGAGGAAGAGAAAGATGATTAAAGATAATATACTATATGAATTCTGTAAGGATCATTACTATTGTGATCCAAAAGGCAATGGAAGAGAGCCATGGGAACCATTTGAGAACTATGAAACAGATCACATAGAAAGTATGATACAAAACGATGTGATTGCTTTAAAGGAGTTTTTAAAACATAACCTAAATAAGGGGTGGGACGATGAAAGCAATTAAGATTACGGTAGAATATGAAGATGGATCAAAGCACATAATAGGAGGAAAAGCAGCAGCGCTTATGCAGGGTAGAATTAATTCAGCAGGCATCATGGCTGGAATAGAAGTAAAAGAAGAAGAACCAATAGATCAACCACCAGATATCAAGGGTGAAATAAAAATAATAAAATCATCACCAGAAAAGGAATAAAAATGTCAGAAGAATTTATAAAACTAGATGGCAGAGATGGTGAAGATCCTAAGTTAATGTACGATCTTGTAGATGTATTTGCTTTGGAAGACTTAGTTAAAGTACTTACAATGGGAGCAAAAAAATACAGTCCCAACAATTGGCATAAATGTAAAGGTAGATTGAGGTACTATGCTGCTGCAATGAGACACATGGAAGCCTGGAGAAAAGGAGAAGATCTAGATCCAGAATCTGGTCTTCCTCATATTAGTCATGCAATGTGTTGTCTAAAGTTTATTCATGGTATATCAAGGCTCCATCCAATGCACGACGATAGGAGTGTTAAGGATGAATAGATTTATGTCATCAGTAACTAACTTTTTAGAAAGGCATGGAGTAATAGAAACGCAACGTCCATTCTACACGTCAGTAGTTAATACACCACCTATTGCAGAAGAATGGGATTCTGTAAGCAATGAAGAACGTCAAGAACATACACTATATAGTCTTGAAAACGGTACGACTATAAGAATGGCAGAAAGCGTGAACAATGCAGTCGCTGGTAGCTCCATAGGTGCTAGTCCTATGAGCTGGGCTGTAGATGCTACTACTTTTCAAGGATTAACTTCTAGCATAGAGGCTGTCCCCATGAACACACACCCAACGATAAGTCTTTCTTCTGCGCATTCTGATTACACTAATGTTTGGTTTGAATTGGGAAACAATCATACTGCAGAAATTAAAATTCTAGATAACAACGAAGGACTAGAGATAGCAATAGATACAAATATATTTGAACCAATTATTGAAGACGGAAAGATTAGGTTTATAAGAATGTATGACGAGGAGAATAATGCAAGTCAAGATACTAGAACACACGAAACATCCATTGAAAACAGTGTACACGGCAGCCCGAACATGTTACTCGGCAGACACACCGTCATCAATACACAGACGTAGAGAAGTAAATGACAAGCTTGTTAAATCTGTAATAAAGATGGGCCATCACTCAGTACTAGAACATATAAATATAACGTTTGCTATAGATAATATTTCTAGGGCCTGCTCACATCAATTAGTTAGGCATAGAATAGCTAGTTATTCACAACAATCTCAAAGGTATGTTAATTTTAAGAAGGGATTTGGCTATGTTATCCCGCCGACAATAGGAGTCAACAAAGAACTAGAACAAGAGTACATAGACATGATGGATAATTTATCTGGTTTCTATAAATATATGGTTGATGTGTATGATATGCCAGCAGAAGATGCAAGATATCTTATTCCTAATGCATGCTGTACTAACATAACGATGACAGTTAACGCTAGAGAGCTTATAGAAATGTGTAAGCTTAGGCTATGCGATACAGCACAGTGGGAGATAAGAACGATGTTTGAATCAATAAAAGCATGTGTTTCCAGTAACAGGCATCTAAGGTTCCTTTCTGAATATTTGTCTCCAAAGTGTGAATGGATTAAGTATTGTCCAGAAGGAAAAAAATCATGCGGCAAAATTGCAACATTAAAAGATGGAGAATAGCATATAATATGGATGACATAGCAACGTATAAACAAGACAACGTAAACATGGTGTCAACTGAATCTACTAGATCTGGGTGGGGATTTTTCTCAGAAGAAATTAGTTGGTTCTTGTGTGATTTTTTTACAAAAAGACTTAACTATGAATTAAAGCTTATATTTTATAGCTATTATGTAACAGGTATGTCGTTAAAAGACATAGGGGAAAGGTTTGATTGCAGCCATCAAGCAATACACAAAAAACTGTTGAGTATAAACAAAATGCTTAGCCACGCTTGGCAATACTCTGATAGGTGGAGGGAAGAAGAATGACAGCACTAGAAAGAGAACTAGAAGTTATCACGAATGAAATAGCTGTAGAGATGTTGGTTGAACCAGAGAGTTTAGCTATGGGGTCTCACGATACAGCATCACAAGCTGTTCCTGTTCTTATGGAGAGAATGGATAAGGTTTGTGGGCTTATGGATTGGCAGGCAACATTAATAGAGAAAGCAAAAGTAGAACTAGAAGAGAAAAAATACATTCATAAGAAAGCAGAGAAAGACTACAAGCACGAACACAACAAAGCCTATCTTGGATACAAGCAAGCAGACAGAGAGAAATACGGAGCAGACTTCAAGAAGAACGCGAGGACTGACCCGGAGTATAAAGCTATGTCTGACATGGAGGTAGATGAAGATCTTAACTTTGCTCTACAGAAGGAACGAGATTATTTGGCCGCGCAGCATGCTCTTGAAGACGCCAAACATAAATATGAAACATTAAACAATCACTTTCTAAGTTATAGAAAGAGCTGTGATCTACTTAAGATAGAATTTGAGAAGCTAGGGAAGTATGGGAGCGGTGTATAATGGCTAACAATAATGGTTATGAACGTTACACTACTACAGCTACAGATTCAACTTGGATGCCAGGAACTACTGGAACTGGATACTATACTTCTGAATGGATTACTACTTCTTTCGAAGTAAAAGAAGCTTACGATGGATGGGATTCACCAGACAATGAGGGGCAATAATGATTTCTTTTCATGGAGACAGAAGTTATAAATGTAAGGTATGTGGAAAAATAGAAGAAGATTCTTTTGTTGATGGCGTATGTTCTGCCTGTCTATACAAAGAGAAAGTTAGTAAAACAAACAGCCTGTGTGAAGAGTGTAAAAAGAAATGTAAGCAGAGTTCCTTAGTATCAATACAATACTGTCCAGAATATGTATACAGTAGGCCTAAAATCACACAGAAACAAGGCATAGCGACACGATCTCGTGACTTAGGTGAAAAGACCAGCAAGAAGCCTAAAGAGGCTTTAAAACGCAAGAAAAGGAAGAAATAATGGAGTGGAAAGAAGATAAGATAAAACATATGATAATATCTTTATTGCTTGTAGTTATCTCGTGGTTATTTACTCAGAATATACTATATGCAATGATTATATCGTTATCTATTGGTATTTTAAAAGAAGTATATGATGAGTTCTTTTCTGGTCCGAAAAGTCATTGGGATCCAGAAGATATCTTTGCAGATCTAGTTGGTATATTAATAGGTGCTGGAATATGCAATTTAATCTAGCTAATAGTTCTCTTAACCATATACCAGGTATCTTTAGAAAAATCCACTGGGAGACCGGGCAGCTAAACTTTGATGTAGGTGGAGGACGTTTCGATAAGGCAACAGAATTTTTATTCGACAAAGGTATAATGAATGTTATCTTTGATCAATACGCTAGGACTGCTGAACATAACTTTAGATCCATAGAATATATGGAAGAACATGAAGCTGATACTGTTACGTTATCTAATGTACTCTGCGTGATAAGAGAAAAGAGCGAGAGATTAAACTTACTATCACTTGCTAAAGATTATCTTAAGCTAGGAGGTAATGTATATATTAGTATCTATGCTGGAGATGGAACAAGACGAGGTAGATCAACAAAGAGTAAGACATGGCAAAACAACAGACCACTCAAGACATACTTAAGGGAGATACAATCTATTTTCCCCGGCGCACATCTTGAGAAAGGATATATTGCTGCAACGAAGGGAGAAAAAGATGAAAAAAGAACTGGAAAAGAAACTCTTTGAAGCATACCCTAAGATTTTCGCACAAAAAGATATGAGACCACAAGAAACATGTCTTTGTTGGGGCATATCTACGGGAAATGGATGGTATAAAATAATAGATAAACTGTGTAGTAAGATACAAAAATACGTAGACAGCAACGAAGTAAAACAAGTACAAACAGTACAAGTTAAAGAGAAATTTGGTGGGCTTAGGTTCTATGTTGACGGAGCACCAGAGGAAGTATATAAATATATATATGAAGCAGAAGGAGAGAGCCTAGTTACTTGTGAGGAATGTGGATCTAAGGATAGAGTAAAACAAAGTGTAGCTGGATGGACATCAACTCTTTGTCATAAGTGTATGGAGGGAAGAAATGCGAAGTAATGAATATTTGTGGGACAAAGTTGTAATGGATATGTATAGAGAAATGTATACTAAGTCAGATCCGTCTGCAGACATAGATAGATTGGTTGAAAATGGAACTACAAAAAAACCTAATTGGTTTAGTGATTATTATCTTCCAAAGGAAGAGTTCGTAAAAATATTTAATAAAGTATCCAAAAAACATAGACTAACAAGAAAAGAAAAAGAAAAAGTTTCTTTCGAAGTTTATCTTGGAGCTGGACCAACAAGCGTTAGACCACCCGACTGGGACAAAGAGGAGAACTAATGGATATAGCTATACAAATTGATGGCAGCAACTTAAAGACCGTTAAGGTCGACGAAAATATAAAGGATCAAAAATTATGGTTGTTCACTATACTTTACACGGATGTGGATGTGATGGCAAGAGTGGGAAAGAAGCTGAAGGAAGTAATACATGTGCCGAACAAGCTTGTGAACCTAGTAACGAAATAGATAACAACTGGTGGGCAGCTCAAGTAGCAAGCAACAAAGAATATGACACCAAGAGAGAGATAGTAAACATGTGTTCTCTTAAGGAAGATGATGTTCTTATCCCGCGGCGAATGGTTTATGATGTGAAGGACGATAAGGTAGACAAGAAGACAGAGGTAGTATTGCCTGGATATATATTATTACGATTAGGTAATCAAAAGATGCTGCGCGGTCTTGAGTCGATGATAAACTATATAAATATACTAGGAAAAATAAGCATGGAAGAAATGGAAATAGTAAAAGAGTTTGAGAACATACCAAAAGAAACTAACGCCAATGAAGGCGACAAAGTTATAATAACTAAGGGTCCATTTGCAGGAGTCAAAGGAGTCATCGTTGAAAAACTTGATAATACTTACTGTAAGTGTAGGTTACTTTTTCAAGGCAATGAGATAGTAACATCCATGGACCCAAGAATTGTAGAGAGGATAACATGAGCAATGGATGGGATAGAGAAGATAATGAACTGATTGTTGCAGAAAGAAACAACAATCCAGCAGGCGAAATACAATCAAGACCCGACATTTTAATACCAGGTGCTTTCTATAGTTGTCCTACACACGGAGAAATACGAGAAGTTATTGTATTCTCACTCGATGGAACATCATACTCATATTGTACTAGATGTTTACATGAACTACTAGGCCAACACTTTACGCCACTGGAGATGGTTACTAATGCATGAATGGGATAGCATAGACAACGAACAAGAAGCAGTAGAGTATGGAGTAAGTCCTGCGTTTGAATTTATGAATGCTAGCCTTAATTACCATGTTGATACATCGTTTAATGCGGGCGGCTTGTCTTTAGCGATGAATAATGATGTCAGTCATGGCTGCGACAGACATGGACCAGTTAATAGCATAACAATAAAAACAGACGTAGAACAAGACGCACATCCAAGAGAGGTAACGGTATGTACTCATTGCCTTATGGACATGCTTGTACGCGAGTGTGGTGCTCATGACTCAGATACGCAAAGAAGAATAAATACAGAAAGACAACAGTTACGATACTACGAAGGTGCAGTTATGGCACGGGAGGAACGAATATGATAATAACTAAGATGTGTTATGATTGTGAAGACAGCTTTGATATGCCAGAGTCAGAATTATACGATGGGCTAGTTGCTAGACCTATAGACGGAAACAAAAAGAAGTGTGTAAAGATATGGTTATGCGAAGAGTGCAGACAAGACGCTGAAGATGGTGGAGAAGTAGACGAAGAAGATGTCGACATAGTAGAAGACTTTGATGATAATTCTACGGAGATAGATCCGTGATCAATATGTCTTTAGAATATAAAAAAAAATGTCTTTGGCACTTGGAAGGTTTCTGTTGTAAGTATGCACCAGATATAAAAGCAGCGCATAAGATATGGCAATGCTTTGAAGTCGATGATTATTGCAAAGAATATGAGGAGAGACGTCTTGGAGTATTCAAAAAAGAAAGCAAAGAGAAGACATAAAACTATAACAATAATGAAGAAGAGGTTGAATGATGTTAAAAAAATTGATAAAGGGTATTACGAAGATATTATCAAACGCCAACGTAAGGGCCATTTTCGCAAGTCTAGCAGTTTTGATTGTGGAAATCCTAGTTGTTGGATGTGTCACTTTGATAAGCTAATAGGTAAAAGACCAATTAAAGAACAACCACACGAAGAAGAGGTAGAATATGAACAGAGCTGAAGAAATGGAACAGGTATGCTTAGACGTACTAAGTAAGAACGGAGTAAACGAAGACGATAGAGTAACGTGTTCAGAAAACATAACCACAGAACTATTAAAGAAGGGTTACGTTAGGTATGATAGCATAGGATTAGACCCACAGAAATGTGTACAACTACTTGCTACTATCCTCAATGGTTTTAAGGCCGAGCACCCGTTTGTTGTAATAGAAACAAGCGAAGAAGAAAAAGAAGAGGTCGTTGATGAAGACAAGTAAGTCTGTTATAAGAAGGAAGTCTATACAAATGGAACTAACTGACGTACAGAAAGAACTGTCTATGTTCTTCAATGAATGCTTCTTAAAAAGTAATAGCAACCCTATTACAATGGCTAAACAATTGACTAAAAAATTTGACGTTGCATTAAAAGCAAAGAAAAGGAGTAAAAGTTGAAAGAAATAACAGACAATGAAACAAGAAAGCACATATTAAAAGTAAACGCATTAATAAGTCTTATGATATGTAGCCTAATAGAACGTAGCCTAAAACATGACAGCAGTAAATTGGGAGATGTAGAGGGACCTATCTTTGATGAGTTTACTCCTAAGCTATCTGGTTCTACTTATGGTTCGGATGAGTACAAGAGCTTTCTAAAAGAAATGAGCGTAGCATTAGACCATCACTATAAGGAAAACAGACATCATCCAGAGCATTTCGATAACGGAATAAAGGGTATGTCTTTAATCGACTTAGTGGAAATGCTATGTGATTGGAAAGCCGCAACCCTAAGACATGATAATGGTGACATAATCAAGAGCATCAATGTGAATCAGGAAAGATTTGGATACTCAGACGAACTAAAGGGAATACTTTTAAACACAATAAAAGATTTAGGATGGGAAGAAAGAGAATGAACAACAAACTATATGTAGATGGTAAATTAAATCCAGAGTTTGATGTACCTATTATTTATTGGTGTCAATGTGAAACAAGAGACAAAGGATACACTGCTGGAACATTGGTTTCTAGAGATGAATCCATGAAATCAGACGTTGTTGTATGTAATATATGCAAAGGCCTGGTAAGCCAGGAGCCGTGGATTGACCAACCTAAAGAGTGGGACGACGAGGAGAATTAGTTAACACAACTTATAATATAACATAGGAGGAAAATGACTAAAGAATCTACGCATCTTAGAGCTCTCGAAGTGAATAAGATAATTGATATATTACGCAAGGTAGATAAGTCTTATGCTTTTTTTTATGTTAGACCATACATACTGGCTGAACTTCTAGTAGACGGGGGAGTTAGAACGTCTAAAGGTTTTACTATGGACGCCAGCAGTGAGTATGGAGATAGCTTTATGCATCCAGATATAGTTAACCCTACGGTACTATCTATATCACCAACAAATTACGGGAGTAATGATGACTACGAAAGATAGAGTACAAGAAGCATTAAAAATATCAAAAGAAGAACCAAACTATCCAGACAGAAGTAAGATGATATCTACTGGACAGAGCTTTACTGCATTCTTATACAACTTAACTAAGTTAATGAAGCCTCAGACTATATTTGAGTGGGGTCCAGGACAATCTACTCATGCTTTTCTTCTCGGCGACAAAGATGCATGCGTAGTATCTTATGAACATGATAGTAAGTGGGCTGTGAAGTATGAGAAAGACTTGCTGCAGTATAAAGAACTTAGATCTAACGTACGTCTTGTGTCAAACACTTTTCCAGGGTCTACCTTAGACTACCTCAACGTACAGAAATATCCGAATGAATCTATGAACATTGTACTAGTTGACGGAGATAAGAGAAGGCTATGCTTTACTACAGCAGAGAGACTAGTCAAAAATGGTGGAGTTGTTCTTGTACATGACTCTAATTCCTCTGTGCTTTGGAGCAAGCCAGAAACTAACCTTACCTACATAGGAGAGCACGAAGATCCTATCCAAGGTGAAACAACATCAATATACATTAAGGAATAGAATGAAAGATACAATGTGGTTTGAGTTTGTGGCGCCGCTTAAGGTGACAAAGACAAAGACTAAAGACTTTATATTAAACCTAAACAACTACAGGAACGCTCACTATCAGGTGTTAAATAAAACCAAGGTAGAGTTCTGTAAGGTTATGGATGAGAGATACCCTGAAGAGTTTGAACCAGCCCCAGGTGAGGTAATGACAACCTATACAGTATACAGTGGTTCTAAGAGAAAGTTTGACCTACCTAATGTGTGCTCTATAGTACAGAAGTATTTCGAAGACTGGATGACACACAAGGGTATCATACCTACAGATGACATCACTGTAATAACAGAGTGTGAGTACAAGTACGGCGGAATAGATAAAGATAATCCAAGAGTAGAAATAACAATAGCATGGGAGGATAACAAGTGAAGAGAAAAATAAAAGATTTTGTTCTTGTAGCTGACGCATTTGGACCATTACCAATGTGGTCTTTGCAACATCCGACAAAAGAAATTAAAGATTGCTTTATGATATATCAGGTATTAGACACGCCAAAGAAAAAGTGGCCTAAGTGGATGAAAAAACTAGCAGAAATAGAAAAGTATTGCAATAAGTTGACTAAAGATTTGATGGACGTAGAAGCATATGTTTCTGGGGAAGTTGTGTACAGCAACAAATACGACGGAAAAAAGAGTAGACACATACTAGATCTAAAAATAGGTTTTGTAGACATAAGAGGATGGTATCCTACGGGGGGCGATAGCAGTGAATGATATAATGGTAGACATAGAAACGCTTGGGACAAAAGTTGACTCAGTTATAACACAGATAGGTGCATGTTATTTCGATAGATACTCAGGTAAGATAGGTAAAAGGTTTTTAGCTAACGTGGAGATAAATAGTTGTTTAGAGAGAGGGTTCTCTGTTACTGGTGGATCAATTAAGTTTTGGCTCGAGCGAAAAGAAAACGCTACGTTCCTTAAGAAGCCCATACCTATATCAAAAGCTTTAGCAGAGTTTGGTAACTTCATAAATAAGAAGGCTATGCTATGGTCTCACGTTACCTTTGATATGGTCTTGTTGAAATCAGCATACCAACTAGTAGGACAAGGCGCACCCTTCTCTTATAGGAACACCTTAGACATAAGAACACTAGTCAATATCTCAGGGGTAAAGCCGGAGAAAAAAGAAGGCGAGGATCCTAAGAGTCATGATGCCCTAGAGGATTGTTTATATCAAGTAGAGTATTGTACTAAGTGCTTTAATGCACTCAAGGAGAATGATGGCAAGTAAATGGTGGTATATAAAACAATGGTGGAAAGAAGATATGTTGTTATGCAGTATTTGGGAATGGATTAAAGACACGTTTGCTTTCCTATTATGGTTAATTTTATTCTTCCCAACTAAATTATTAATTTATATTTTAAATTGGTGTAACGAGACTCTATCAGGACAATCAGTAGAACTTAAATATTACTGGAAACACGGAGGGAAACGATGAAACTTATATTAATAACTTTAGCAAGCTATCTATTCTGTGACGACCCAACACCTAACCCAGAGTTTGATAACCTCACCTTCATAGGTAGGTTTAATTACTTTAAAAATCAACTAGATGAGTAGGAGAAAACCAATGAACAAAGAAAGAATATACAGTATAGGTGAAGGCGTAGTAGGTTGGATAGATAGACCTCATGTGGATATATCCTATGAACCTGCTTTAGTGACGCCAGAATACAAGAACTATATAGACACAGAAAATTTCACATGTTCAGACGGATGGGATCCGGCAAAGAATAAATAATAAATTTGTACAACATATCAGTTAAGCCTCTGATTACGCGCAACACGCCTCTCTTTAGAAGCGCTTCTCGCCTATGTTCATGCTAAAACGAACTGTTCTATGTTGGTACAGTTACAGGTCTTGGAAGATGAGCAGTATGCAACGCGGAGTATACTACGATCACCCTTTAAATCCTGTGACACAACCCCGGAAAGATGTATTCGCGAAAGCATCTTAGGGGCAAAAAAGTAGGGTAGTTTATCGGAGGCGTTTAGTCCCCGACGAGCTACCCTATTTTTATTAGACTTTACAATCTACTTACAGTTTAACTACATTCTGTGCTTGTGGACCCTTTTCGCCTTCCTCTATATCGAATGTCACTTCTTGGCCTTCGTCTAGTGTCTTGTATCCCTCGTCCTGTATCGCTGAGAAGTGTACAAATACATCTGTTTCGCCGTCTTCTGGGGTAATAAATCCAAACGCTTTCTGATTGCTAAACCATTTTACTTTTCCTTTTGCCATGTTTCTACGTTCTCCTTTTGTTAAGCTATGTTATATATTAAGCACTAGCTCGTTGTTGTTGTGTATAAGTTTGTATCTCTTTGACGCGCAGAAAAGCTCGTCTCCAACATAAAACCTACACCTATGAGTCGGTTCTCCCGACCATGCTTCTTCGTAAGGTACAACTGCATAAATAGATTTGAATGCAGCGTCCTTCATTCTAGGTATTACTTTTCCTAGTAGTTCTTCTCTAGTGAAATGCTCTAGCATATGAGACGAGAATACATATTCATACTCTCTTGGTAGAGAATTTACTAGTATATCTAACTTATAGAAGTCTATATCATAATCTTTAAGTCCTATAGATGCTTCTTCTATCCTGTCTACACAACCAATTCTTCCGAGGTTCTTACACTTCTCTCTTATCATCTTAGCTAGATCAGGGTGTCCACTACCTATTATAAGCAATGAAGAACCCTTTCTAAGACCATTAAATATTTCATCAGCGTATCTCTGGATCTTTAGGTCATCTATTTCTGGCAAAGGATTAGAGTATCTATCTATATAAATCTTATCCAGTGTGCTCTCACTCTTTGAGTCAGGCACTTCATATGTCTTTCTCTGTGTTATGTTTGGGGTCTTTATCCAGTCCATTACTCTCCTAAATTAAACATTTGCAAACTCCTCACCACAAGTCTGACACTTCCATATCTCAGTTGAATCTTTAACCTTAAAGTAAACTATATCTCCGCTACCGCATTCAGGACAAATCATGTGACCTCCCAAGCTTTGCTTTAATCTTCTTTAGTTTGTATATTATACTTCTCTCATGATACCCTGTAGTTAAGGCCATCTCTCTGGTAGATATCTTCTTACCATTAGGATCACACTCGTACCGTAACCACAATAGATATCTCTCCATCTCTGATAGTTCTGAGAAGGGAGCAGTTGCTGTGTCTCCCCACACCCAGTCCTTTAAGTCAATCCCTATTCCCACACCTAGTGGATCGTTGTCATAATTAGGTTCATCCGCACAAATCTCGTCCTTGAACTCGAGGCAAACCTGTCCAGTAACAACGTCTTGGCTCTTCTTAATCACCCACTTACATAGCTTATACCTGATGTTAACCTGAACATAATGAGCGAATGAGATTCTATGGTTTTCTTCATTCCTATTGTATGTTACTGTCTCATACTTCTCTAGTAGCTCAAGAAAAGATACTATGAGATCATGATGTATGTCCTCTGGTTCAAATCTAAGGAGAGCTCTTCTTATCATGTGTATATATGATCCAACCTTACCTAAATAGACCTTGTTGTTCATGCGGTCTTCTTTCTTCATGAAGAGCCTGAGGAAACTTTTAGTGTCGCTGTTATTCACATCAACACCGTTCCCTCGACCCGTCATGATTGAAACATACTTTCTAAAGTAAGCATGAAATGAATCAAGAAGCGCATCTCTATACACTATGTCCCCGGTCTGTTTGAAAGCATCCACTAAATAGTTTATATATTCAACAGAAGCATTAAGACCTGGATCATCCTTTCTTATGTATTTCTCCACTGTTATCTCTTTCTCTTGCATAGCATTCCTCACATATACATCTTGAAGAAACCTGGGAATCAGTATCCTTTATGAGAGAGGCGCATCGCTTCCCACACTCAGGACATTGAAATTGATCAGGCTTATTTTTTTCCACTGGTTCTCCGTGTTTTTCGAGTTGGTCGTTTAACTCCACGTTTCCTCCGAGTTGGTTTTTTGGTAGCTTTCTTCTTGCTTGCTACCTTTTTCTTTGGCTTCTTCAATGGGAAAGCTAGATGTTTATAGTCTTTAACAAACTGTTGTAAAGCTACTATCAAACCTTTACTTATGTATCTTCTCCACTGAAGTTGCGTTAGGATATAGTGCTCACTTTTATAGACAAGCACAGTCCTCTCAGGAGCATACGTTATGTGATGTTCCTGGATAACAGGTTTTAAAGGCGTACCCTTTACCTTATTAGTTACTATCTTTGGTTTCTTTTTAGGCATTTCCTCTTCCTTTTCCGCGACCTTTTCCTTTGCCTTTTCCTGGTTTTGCATCGCCCTTCTTGCCTACTCGTGGTGTTCCACCACAAGAACCTTTTTTAGCTGTAGCCATGTGTCCTCCTTAAACTAGTGTGTTTACGTTTTCTCCAGCCTTATCGTCCGTAGGTGCTTCAGGCTGAGTTGGAATAGCATCTAAATCTACTGGAACTTTTACTTTTGGTGCTGCAGGGGCTGCGGGTTGTCCTGGTTGCTGAGGTCTGTCAACCTGGTTGATTGCTCCATCCTTATCCACATAGTAGTCTTTCCCGCCGTCAAGTTTATATTCTGCAGCAATTCCATTCCACCATGTCTTAAGATTAACGTCTATCTCTTCTCTCTGTTTCTTTAGTTTGTATACCCTGTAGTCAGAAGATCCTATAGATTGTTCTATCTGCTGCGCTGTTAATACAAGATCAGTGTACAATTTCTTTTGTTCGTCTTTGATTTGAATCTGTTCCATTTTTCTTATTACTCCTTTGTTAAATTAATTATCTTTCCTTACCCAGATTGACGTATCACATCTGTTTCTCGTATGTGTTCCAACGAAATCTACGATGTCTGGGTTCAATGCTCCGTTTAAACTGTCAAAATAATTGGGGTACTGCGTATCGTGCGCAAATATAACCCCTCCTTTCTTGACTATTCTTTCTGCCTGGGGCATACAGTTTGCCCTTCCGCCTCCGTCTACTAAAACTATATCATATGTTTCATCAGGATCAGTAGGATTCATATACTCTTTTGCTAGTGCTGGGTTATGAGGCCACACGCGAGCGTCTAGTCTGTTCAACCACTGTGGATCCTTTTCTTTTATTAATTTTAAGAATTTGTCAGCCCACATCTGATGTTCCTCGTGCACTGTTACTAGTACATTTGGGTCAGAGAAGAGCCACACCGAAGTTGACTGTCCCATACCCCACTCAAATACTTTCTCAGGTTTCATCATCTGGACTATAGTATAAAAGAATGGAGTAAAACTCTGCTCTGAAGATATCAGTTTTTCATAGCTTGGTATGCTATTATTTTCTAGAGCTTTGCTTATCATGTTTTTTGTGTCAGTATATTTCATTCTTCTCCTTAATTTAAAAACTTACCCTCTACTATATCATTGAAGTGATTATTGTGATCACCAGCTCCTACCTTTTCTCCATATATAACCATCATATCATCTCTCTTGACGGTTGTTATGTTTTCAAATCCACTCATAGCTAACTGAGCTTTTGCTTGCCAGTCCTCAATTACGTTCACGTGGTGGGGACTTGACTGCACTGGCATATGTTTCTCTCCTATAGGAACCTCTAGCAGTATTTTACCGCCGTTCTTAAGCACTCTATTCATCTCTAGACCTAATAGTATCGGTGCCGGAGAGTGTTCATAGGTTTGGAACCCTATGACTGCATCAAAAGTACGTGTTGGAAAATCCATAAAGTGCATGTCCATATAATATAAGTCTACCTTATGCAATTCTTTGCCTCTGCTTAGATTCATCTGTCCAACAGTAACGCCAGTCACATCTTTCCATCCAGCATCCATAAGTAGCCTCGTCTCTGATCCATCCCCTGCCCCAAGCTCTAAGATCCTTATGTTCTTGTCTGGCAAGTATGTTTCTAGATGTTCTACGTATTTATGCTTATGCTGTGGTTGTACCGGACTTAATTCATCCCAGTTGTCTCCGTCTTGACTTCGCATATAAGAAGCCCATGTGTTTCCTATTCTCTTCCGGAGTGCGTCCGTGTAGTACCTATTCATATTCCCATGACCGCTTTCACTCATTACTTCTCCTTTGCGAATAGGTAGTGGTCTTCAAGTCCTATGCTATTCTTGTGCCAAAACTTAATAAGTTTAAATCCATGTCTTTGACATAGGTCTACCCATCCCTGCTGTGTTCTACCAGTAGCAACATTCTCTTTATTAGTGCTCTCAGTTATGAACATTACTCCGCCTGGCTTTAATGCATCGTACATCTTAGGCATTATCTTTTCCTGCTCGGCATGAAGGTTATGTTGCAACACAGCTACAGTAAATACCATGTCGTATTCTTCTTTGTAATCCATATCCCAAAGAGCAGAATGAACCCACTCGTTGTCTGGTTTATTTTTTCTACACTGCACCAAAGCTTTCTCGCATTGGTCTACTCCGGTATACTTAAACCCATAATTTTTTAATACATCTGCCCATCTACCTACGTGGCATCCACAGTCAAGTGCTTTCCATTTTGAAGGTTCTGTATCTGTTTTAATAGATTCCTTAGAATCTTCAAACATAGAGCTGCCATCGCTTCCATAGTAAATCTCATGATCACCCTCCATTACCTGGTCAACATGTACTCCCCAACTTATATTGTCTCCAAACATTCCATCAATATCACTCATTTCTTCCTCCACCCTTGTAAGTTTGTTTTCTTTTCGTCGCACAGCTCTTTCTCTACAGACTCAAATTCATCTGTTCCAACTGCTTCTTTAATATCGTCCCATCCAAATTGGTCATTCCAATCATGACAGAATACATAATCTCCTGACTTTAAGTGAGGTGCATATAACTTAACCTCTTCAGCCTTTGACTCACCGTCGCACATAAGAAAAACTTTTCCTGAGTGCTCTATTAAGTACATTATTTCATTAACAGTTGATGGATCAAAACAATCTTTAAGCCTAAGGTCTATGTTTGGCATACCCATAAGCTTTCTAGAAGTCCTATCTAATATGTCGTATGTAATAATGGGGGCAAACTCTGAAAAGAATACAGTGCACCCACCCATACCGGTACCTATCTCAATTATCTTGTCTGGCTTATGATCTTTTAGTATCTTGTCCAGCACAGCAAATGCTGGTTCAGTCTGTTGATGCTCAACTTCTTTATAAAAATGTGACCCTTCTCTGTATAGCATTAATCTCCTCCCTTAAACCAAAACATTTACGTCGCCAGAAGAAAGATCATCTTCTAATAGACTATTTGTAATTTTACCCTCTGGGTTTCCCTCACCAGTCTTATAATATATTGTGGAGGGAAAAGAAGTATTCCTCTCCTCCTACAGCCTTTATCTCAACATATCTGTCTTTTACGGACACTTGGTCTTTGTTTTTTATACCTATGTTAACAACGTCTCCATCGCCCCTAGACTCTTTTAGTACTATTCTTATATACATTATACATCCCACTCCTCGTCTGATATTTCTGTTACTCTATTGTCTTGATAGTGAACTACTACGGTATCATCTGATAACTTTTTATCGTGCAGTGTATAGAAGTAATGGTACTTCTCAGGGATAAGATCGTAGCTCAAATTGCCAGCATGAACTGCCATGCCAAGGCCTGTCTGTGTAAAGTTCTCTTTAAAAGGGCCACCCAAACCAATAATAGCAGAAGCACACCCCTGGTACAGCTGAGGGAAGCCAATCCCTGTCTTGAACATAAATATTCCAGAACAAAAGTAAAAGTTTCCTAGCCCACCATCTATGTGACATGGTATTTTAATCTCGGGCTTAACGAGATGCAAGGTTTCGTATATCTGTTCCCAAAGTGCATCTTCATCTGGTCTTGACCACTTGTGTATTGCTTTCTGGTCGGGGGAAACAACTACGTCCTTATTAGTCTCAAGTATCTCACTCAAGTCACCCCTTACGTATAGATCTGAGTCCATCCACATAGCATACTCGGTATCAAACTGCATTCCACATGCTGTTACTTTATTATATACTGGGTGTTGGGTGAATAGGCAATGGCCTGCCTGTAGATCACACCCCATGTCAGTAAGTCTTAACATTGACTCTTTGCTAGGAGGCGCATCTTCTCCATACCACATCTTTATCTTGACATCTTTATATTTCCCACCGTTTTTTCTTATGGATCTAGCAAGTCTAATCGCATATGATTCATAGTTCTTCGGATGAGGATAAACATTTCTTTCTGATTCGCATATTGAAAATATTGTATATTTATTCATTTGTCTCCATTAGTAATCTAGATACGAGGTCTTATATCCTAGTCTTTGTTTCCAAAATTCAGTACAAGCATCATTATTTTTGTTTATTTCGTACCTTTCTATTGTTCTTTTGCTAGCACCCATCTGATAGTTGTGATAGTCTATGCCTTCCATGGGTACCTTCCAATCCTCTTTCCCATAGTACATTTCTAGATATCTTTCTGTCTGAGCCGGAGCAAAGAATTTTCTATCAGATAGCTTCTCTAATTTTATTTCTACAAACTCGTCAAGCATGCCAGAAGGCACACAAAATGGTAATCTTACTCCCCAACAAGTCCTAATGCCTCCGCTAGGAGCTGGAGCACTATGCCATTGTATAACGTCACAATGTAATTTTGATCCCGGAAGATCATCAATGCTAATGGTGTGGTATAATTTGGTATGACTAATTCTCCATTGAATCCCATGTCTTAGTTCCTCAGATAGCGACACTATCTTGTCATAGTCCTCGCCGTATACGCCTATATCTATGTCGTGTTCATTCGAAAGATCCCCGTCCCTATAGGCACATAAAAGAGTTCCAGCGTCTAACCAGTACTGTACGTTATGTTTTCTAAACACTTCGTCTATTCTTTCTAGAGCTCTTATATAGTGTTCTTGTTCTTTTTGAATCATGGGAGACATTTATTTTTTCCTCCTAGCTGTAAAGCTATAATTAGAGTTCTTAGTTAAAAATATATCATTGTCATAGCATTCAAAGCCAAAGTCTTCAAAGAATTTTCTACTAAAATATATATGTTCAGGGAAAGGATTCATACCCAGCTTTCTTCGGTTGGCTTCGCGCTCTTGCTTCTTGCTCAGGTCTGGTATTTCCATTATTAATATGTTGTCAGACAGCTTAAGCATGTCTTCCACAACCACCCTGGCATGATCTATGCTCGGGAGGTAATGAAGAACGCCCCAGCATATTGCTATATCAATGTTGCTGCACCTTATGTTTGGTCTATTGCTTACAAAGAATGTATGGTTAGGATTGTTTTTATAGGCTCTGTCTATCATCTCTCTGGAGACATCTATGCCTATCGATCCATCTTTAACATTAAGATTTTTTAGTATAACACCACTGCCGCATCCATAGTCAAGCACCTTGGAACTATGACATAGCCCAATCTGCCTGGCCATGTAGTCCGCCATAAGTTTAACGTCGTCCATGCTAGAGTAACCACAGATTTCATAGTCATTCTTTTCACTATTACCAGCCACCCCATCCCAGATATTGTCCCATGATGCGTTCTTTATTGTGTCTTTTATGCTAGTAGATGACACCTCTTTGTCGTAGGGCACAAAGCGTATTGCAGCGTCCCCATAAGTATGTCTAACATAGTCATAGAGTTCTTTGAATCTTTCCCCATTCCTATGGTCCTCACACATAGCCAGAATACTAGCACCCGAACTTTTAAACTTCTCTAGATAATTAAACTGGTATAGTTCTGCTCTATCTACACACTTGAGGCTGGCAACTACATCTCTTCTTTGTTCCCCGCCTACAGAAGCTCCTATGTCTTTGCATTTTAATATAGACTCATCATCTTGCACTCCCACTACAAGAAGATCTCCAAAAGATCTGGCTTTCTCTAGGTAGTTTATGTGGCCCATATGTAATATATCCCAAGCTCCAAATGTATAAACTGTTTTAACCATTATACCCCACAATCAGTCCAGTAGGAGTTTTATACGTTTTGTACTCCTTGAACGTGTCTTTTATTATTTGACTTATGCCCTGCCACTTGACGCTGTTAGGGCAGTCGTAGTCGTCTACGCATATGACATGCTTATCGCTCAGCATCGGTTTGATTGCTTCGTACTCAGCCATAGCATGATCTGCATCTTCAGAGCTATCTAACCACACGAAATTAACTTTAACCTTGTTAAGGATATATTTTTTGTGTGCACTAGCTAGCTTTTTTATGCTCTCTACACTGTCTCCCTCCATGCCAGTAAAGCGCCTGTCTAGGTCTCTTTCGTGCAGCTCTTCGAAGCACACTGTTAGATTGTCTCCATCGTTATCTAAACTATAGAGCTCCCCATCAGTAGGTTGCACAAGATGTTTCATAATGTTGAGGCTTGATATGTAAGGATCAAAACCTTCACCCCACATAAACGAACACCCGGTTTCAATGGCTACAATAGGGTGATCTATCCTATCTTTCCACTCTGCAAATACTTCTTTAAGTTCTATCATTCTATGTGTGTTCCTTTGAATTCTTCTGGTTCTTCTTCCGGATGGAAGATTCTAAAGTAAGTTTTGTATGCTTCCCTTACTTCGCTAGCGCCATCAAATCCTGTTATATCTTTAGCTTTATACATCCAATTCTTTATCTGTTGGCCTATCTCTCCGTCAAGTAGGATAGGTTCAAACTTGTGCCATGAAGGAAACTCTCCATATATGCCTGTAAGTATTGCCTTGTACTCGTTCCAATGTTCGTTCTTGTCTGCAAGATTTGGACCACCACCACCTATGTGAAAGTTTCTATAACCTCTATGCCAGCACATGTTGTCTTGTTTTATATGATAGTAACGATAAGGGAGATTCTTGACTCTGTTCCCGCCATCTATTACAAGTGTCTCATGAGGGTTGCCAATGTAGTGTATGCCTTCGTTCCATTTGAAAAGAAGAGGCTTCCAGTATTTATCGTGAGCATGGTTAACGATCTTTTCTCCGCGCATGCTAATACTATTAGACTCAAAGGCCAACATGTTATAGGGTCCTGCATTATCTACTTCCTCTCTAATGTGTTCCAATGCTTCAGTAGAGAAGAGTTCGTCCGGATCTGACACAAGAACCCAATCTGTACCCCCGTTATCTTCTCCAGCATGCTTAAGATAGTTGGTTCTTTGTGCTGAGAAATTATCTTTCCAAGGGTGTAGGTATAGCTCCACTCCTTCGTAATTTCTTAATGTAAGAACAGTGTCATCTGTACTACCACCGTCTACCACGACAACCCTATCAACATAGGGCTTAACTCTTTCTATGGCCCTCATAGTATCGTATAGCCTATTCCACGTCATCATACAGTACGTTATTTTCATATCAAACTTTCCTTCTTAGTTATTGAATCAATAAATTTCTGAAAACGTATTGGATGTTCAGCGTTTTCAATGTCAGCATAATCCATAGTGAGATATCCACACCCTTTCCATACGCACTGATAGAATCCACTGCATGCGTACTCTATCCCAAACCTGTGACACTTAGGGCATCTATCCATCGCTGGCTTCCTGTTTCTCTTCTAATTTACCTATGGCTTTTATTATTTCTTTACGATCATTAGCTTTTGTAGCTCTTGCATTCTCCATTTCTTCAACGTGTTTTTTATAAGTAACTATTTGGGTATCATAGTATTTTATATTTTCGTCAATATTCACTATCATTTCATCTAAATAATTAGTTGCAATACTCATTTCTTCTCCTCAAGGCTCTTAAAAAAATCAACATACCAATCAACAGTCTTCTTAAGTCCAGAAGATAGGTCATATTTTGGCTCCCACCCTGTGCTCTCTTTCATGAGGGTGCTGTCTAGATACTGCTCTGGTATTTCTTTAAACGTAGATTCTCTTTCGTTTATTTCTATGTCGGGCTCCTTGCCCATGCAAGCAAAAATGTTCTTAACAAAATCCTCAACACTTATATGCTCACGAGTTCCAACATTGTAGGCTCTTCCTTTTGTTATATCTATGTTCTCTGCAAGTTTTATATAGGCGTCTACAACATCATCTATATATATAAATTCTCTTACCATAGCTGCACTGTCATCCCATAACATAGCAGGCTTCCCATCTACTACTCTCCGTATAGTATTTGGTATAATTCTGCTGAGGTTAAGGTCTCCTGGTCCATATATATTACAACACCGAGTGACAGTAACAGGCATATCGTAGTTATAAGCAAAAGACCTAGCAACAATGTCTGCGCACGCTTTTGTAGCGTCATATGTTGCCAATCCATTTAATCTATCTCCTTCTTTATAGGGGAGCTTCTCTGGCACCCCATAACATTTATCTGTACTAGCTACTACTACCGCTTTGACCGTCTTAGCATTTCTACAAGCCTCAAGTACATTCCACGTACCTTCGACGTTAGTTCGAAATGCGACGATAGGATCGCGGCTACATATCCTAACTGTAGACATAGCAGCCAGATGAAAGCAAACATCCACTTCATATTTATTTACCGTCCTTCTTACGGCATGGGCATCAGTTATATCTCCAAAGGTAACAGTCACCTTGTCTTCTATCGCCAGCTCTTTGATAGCATTAAAGGTACTTATATCCTTAAGCATTCCTATAACATTTGCTCCCATGCTCACTAGTTGTTTTGCTATATTGGAAGCTACAAATCCATTTATTCCTGTTATCAATACATTCTTGTCTTTCCAAAAACTCATATCTTCTCCCTTATTTCGTGTCGGCTAGAACCAACCCATTTTAATATGTACTTTGTGTCTTTCTCTGTCAGTAAATCCTTGTCCCACACAGTTGTAAAAATATGATCTACATCTGAAGATTTTAAGTACTCAACACTCTTCTTAACGCTATCCAAGTCTATATCGTCACCCGCTATTTTCTTATATTTATTAGGGGGTGCCTTAACGTCCATGTCAACATAGTCGACTAGATTATTATCTATAAGATACTTTAGCCTGTAGAAGTAGCTTCCATTAGTGTTCAGCTTTACAAGAAGCCCCCTGTTCTTTATCTTTTTCATAAATACAGCGAGGTCATTCCATGTTAGCGGTTCCCCTCCTGAAATAGTTACGCCAGTAATTTTATCCTTTAGCTTTGAAATCTTATCCAACACATCCTCTTCTTGCAGTAGCTCTCTGTATTCTTTGTCTGTGTTCGTGAGGAATTTTTGTAGCTCTGGATTGTGACAATATGGACACCTAAAGTTACATCCCTGCGTAAAAACAATAGCTGATATCTGTCCAGGGTATTCATTTAATGAAATAGATTGGAAGCCAGCTATATGCATATTACTTTTCCTTTTCTGAGTTAAATTTAAACGTTTTTCTGTTGTTAAACTCTTCAGTCTTGCCTTTGTTCCAGCTCTTAACAGCCCTGAGGTATCCACATACTCTTGAAAATACTTCACAGCTTTGTCTCTTTATACCGCCCCATGTTTCTGCGTTTTGATCTCTTGTCATTTTGCCTCCTTAGTTGTCTCCAGTTCTTTGATTATTCCTTCATCACACTTAGGACAAAACTTATGTTCACCAAACAAGTATCCATGCTTAGGACATATGCTAAACGTTGGAGTTATTGTAAAGTACGGCAAGTGATATTTTTCACATATGAGTCTTACAAGTTTCTTAAGTGCCGTAGTATCCTCTATCTTTTCACCTATAAATAGATGTATTACCGTACCACCTGTGTATTTAACCTGCAAACTATCCTGTGAGTCCAGCACTTCGAATAGATCATCCGTGTGCCCCACTGGGAGCTGCGTAGAGTTAGTATAGAAGGGTTCTGCACCCTCCTTGTAAGCCTCTTCGTTCGCACAGATTATACTTTTGTCTGTCTTCTTATCTTTAATTGCTAATCTATATGCAGTTCCTTCTGCAGGAGTAGCTTCAAGATTATAGTTATTACCTGTTTCTTTCTGGTATTTTACAAGCCTATCTCTCATATAGTCTAGTACCTTTGATGCAAACTTGTGTCCCCTCTTTGTAGAGATATCTTCTCCTAAGAGATTAATACAAGCCTCATTCATACCTACGAGACCTATGGTTGAGAAGTGGTTAAACCAATATTTATGAAATCTTTTCTTTACGCTCCTTAGATAGAACTTAGCGTACGGATATAGGTCATTGTCAGCAAACTCTTCTAGCACTTTTCTTTTTATCTCCAGGCTTTCTTTTGCCTGGTCCATGAGCTTACCAAGGTTCTTCATAAAATCAACGCCTGTCTCTGACGTATGGGCTAGCCTTGGCATGTTAATAGTTACTACTCCTATGCTGCCTGTCAGAGGGTTGGCACCGAAGAGCCCTCCACCTCTTAAGGCTAGTTCCTTAGTGTTAAGCCTAAGCCTGCAACACATAGAACGAGCATCTTCTGGATTCATGTCCGAGTTAATAAAATTCGAAAAGTATGGGATACCGTACCTAGCAGTAATATGCCAGAGAAGATCAAGATTAGGATTATCCCAATCAAAATCGCTGGTAATATTATAAGTAGGAATAGGAAAAGTAAACACGCGACCTTTAGCATCTCCCTCCAACATGACTTCAAAAAATGCTTTATTGAACCAGTCCATCTCTTTCTGAAAGTCTCCATACTTCTCCTTCTGTGGCTTACCACCAATGATTACATTTTGATCCTTAAAGTTTGGTGATGGGGTAAGGTCAAGCGTTACGTTAGTAAAAGGAGTGTTACCAGTGATGAATACCTTGCCATTTCTCCTAGCCACAACGGTTTCATTGTCAGTATTTGGGCACCAAATTATGCCATCATAGTTTACTTCATTAACACAATTTATATACGTATCTCGATGTCTTATTATTCTAATTATATATCTATCTTTTTTAGATATTCCATCAGGCTTTCTAACGCTCACAGTAGAACCATATCCTGCTATAACTGCAACTTCCTGCAAGCCATCAAGTATCTCCTTGGACGTTGTTGTTATCTTACTTCCTTCATGCCCGTCTCCTTTGATGTAAGTTTCAAGGAATACCCTAGCACCCTCTGTGTCTAAGTGATGCTTAATACACTCAGGTATAGATTTTATGTTTCCATTACCAAAATATCTTAAAATTTCACGAGTAGATTCTGCATCAAATCTTAAAACATTGCAAGGTCTTCCAAACCCTCGTTGAGTTCTTTCTGTGTATTTAAGCCCGAGGTTACTACATATACTTTTTATTTCGCTATAATTTTCAGGATTAGCTATTTTTGATTGATATATAGATATCCTTCCAGCACCTCTTAAACCTTTGTCGTACGTTCCTTCAGACACTACCCAAGCAAGAAGCCTAATTGAATCATCTGACTGTTCTGTGGTTTCACCCGCACTCGAAAGTGTGCCTCTACTACCTATGGGTACAATGAACGGTGATTTGAGCTCCATTACAGATTCAACCTCTTCCATAACATACCCTGATCCATTGAACTTCTTTCTGACTACTCTATGCTTCGGAGAAAGAAGCTGATCTGAAATCCTATTTTTAAGATTATACATCTTCCCTTTGTATTCTCTTGAAAACATCTTTTTTACTGGTAAATATTCTATAGCTTCCTTGTCTAAATTAAATGTTGCTATAGTGTCTCCAGCATTAACTCCATCATGATACTTCCATCCGTCTGCAGTCAATATCTCAGTGTCCTCTGACATACATTGAAACCCTACTCTGGTTGGCACGTTTACGTTGAAGATAAACTCCTGCATTGTTTGCTTTACTTCTTTGTAGGTGAGCTTATCTACTCTTATAAAGGGTGCTAGTAGGGTATCAAGGTTAGAGAACGCTTGTGCACCAGCTGCTTCTCCCTGCAACGTGTAGAAGAAGTTTACTACCTGGCCTAGCGCTGTCCTGAGGTGTTTGGCTGGTTTACTCTCTGTCTTTTCCGGAACACCGGTGAATCCTTCTACCAAGAGATCCCACAGATCCCATCCCACACAGTAAACTGATAGGGCTGATAGATCGTGTATATGGAAGTCTCCTTTAATGTGTGCGTCTCCTATTTCTTTAGGATATATTTCATTTAACCAATATACTTTACTTAGCTCTGAAGACATGTAATTGTTTAGTCCTTGTAAAGAAAATCCCATGTTACTATTTTCGTTTACTTGCCAATCAGATTTCTTAAGGTATTGATTGATTAGATCTCTGTTAAAACTAGCTGATATTTCCTTTACTCTGTCTTTCTTCTCTCTGAATATAATATATTCTTTTGCAGTCTTATTATAAGGAGAGCCTAATAATATTTCCTCTACTATATCCTGCATCTCTTCAACCGTAGGTATGACCCGCTCTTCCTCGTCGCTAGAGAGTTGATGTGCTAACCTAAGAACTTTTACAGTAAGCTTCTTAGCTATCTTGTCATCAAATTCCCCCGTTACTTGTCCAGCAGATCTTATTGCTCTTTCAATTTTAGCAGGGTTGAATTTATGAAGTCTTCCGCTTCTCTTTTTTATTTTTTTAAATACCTGCTCTGGCATCGATATCTCCTTCATCATAATCGTACAGTTTCATTATTCTTTCATGATCTAATCCAGTAGCGATTCTATCGTCCATAACTTTAGGATGCGTACCTTTATATTTTGTAAGCTTTTGCTCCTCAAGCATTTCAAGTTCTTGAGGTCCTATATCTTTATATTCTTTTCCGTGAAACGCTCTTTCTATTCTATTATACTTATCTACATAGACTTCTTTTGTTCTTACGTGTCCGTAGTGAAACACCTTAACATTGACAAATACAGTGTCCTCTTCTGGGATAGGTTGTCCATGATTGTCTACGTGCATATCTGGATCGTATCCGACTGCACCATGATGTATTCCCCAATCATTTTTTACCATATATATCTTCTCAGTGTATAGATCTTTCCAGTCTGGACACCCATTTAAAATGTGGTCGAAGTCCTTGTAGAAATGAAGAGTATTAAACTTAATAGCAACAACGTTGCTAGCAACCACATCGGGCAGTCGTCTAATAGCTTCAGCATCTTTTTCATGATACACCTCGTCGGCATCCATCAGAACGCACCAGTCCCCCGTACAATAGCCAAGCGCTAATGATTTTTGAATAGCATACATAGCTTTGCCTAGTGAGTGGAGCCATTTGTTTTGATAGATCTTTATTCTTGTATCCCCGATCTCTCTTACCTTATCTAATGTGTTATCAGAACTTCCTCCATCTAGCACTACAACTTCGTCAGCAAACAATAGAGCTGATTTGATTCCTTCTATAGTAGTAAACTCATTAGATATTGAATTTGTAGTCATAGTATATACAGATATTTTTGCCATTATTTTTTACGCTCCTCTGCAAGATCAAGAGGTCTTTTTACTGTATCTTTCGTTTGTTCTCCTGGCTTACCCATCTCATGTATATAATGCATACCAAAGACTGGATAGATACTGTTCCTTAACTTATGTCTATCCCTTTTCTTGTTGTGTAAAATATCAAAGGCAGAATCTACATCTAACTCCTTGCACTCATGGTAACCAACTACTTCCTCATGTATAGGTCTTATAAATCTACAGTAAGACCTGAACAACCTTGATTGGTAGTCTGGGTATGTTTCTCCGTCTTCTTCCCCGTCTATAATCTCTCTTCGTGGAAACTTGTAACAGTCTATTTCATTTTGTTCTATCATATCAGGAATCTTCTTAAAAGCATCCTTAGAAAATCTTTCATCCGGATCTGGAAAAAGAGTCCAATCTGTATAGACATATTTCATAGCAATATTTTTTTGTTCTGCAAAATGCCCCTGGAATGACGATATTTTAAGAGTATCCACGTATGGCTCAGCAAGCGCTACTGTGTTATCAGTACTGCCACCGTCTATCATCACTATTCTTGTTACAAGAGGTCTAATGTGTTCTAAGAACTCTACTATATTGTCTTCTTCGTTAAGGGTTATAAACGCTGCAGTTATACCATGATACTCTTCCCAGTCTCTATCCACAAGAGTAAAATCTATATTATCTGAACTAACTTTTATCTTTTTCAATGTTAGCCTCCATAAATCCCATGTCATTTTTAATGGTTTTTTCTTTGTTTACTTTGTCGTGAGCAGCTTGGATAGCTTTATGAAGCTTCTCTGAAGTATGATCCCATGTCCATGATTCAGATATATCTTTAGCAGCCTTGTCTCCAATCTTCTTGGCCTCATCTTGATGATCGTATATCCATCTCATAGTATCACTTAGCTTGGCCTCGTCCATATCAAACCAATTCTGTCCACCATATTGAGGTTGTACTCTAAGAAATTCAGCGTTGTTAATGGGGACAAGACGCCCTTCTATCAAAAAACTATTATCTTTATTCATAAAATCTGTGTTGCCTCCCCATGATGGTCCTACGGAGGGAACGCCACAAGCCATAGCTTCAACGAAAGGAAGACCAAAACCCTCCCCTCTAGACGGAAGAACAAAGCAATCAAATGATTTATAGAGATTTGGTAGAGCATCGTCTGGTAAAATCTCTGTCCATAATACTATTTTAGGAAAATCTTTTCTACCGTTTTCTTTCTCAAACTCTTGTTTTATCAGACGTATCTCATTTCTTACGTGGTTTAAGGTATCCTCTACAGGGAACTTCCAGAAAACCCTAAGAGTAAGGCTAACGTCTTCGTCTCCCTTGAAAGCGTTATAGTAAGCTCTTACTAAAGCTTTTGGATTCTTTCTTTCCGTCCAGTCAAATACTGATCCAAAGTTAAATTTTCCGTGGTCATAAGTAAGGGGCTTAACACTTGGGTTATATTTACTTGTGTCTGCTCCGTGAGGTATAACCTTTATCTTTTTGCCGTCCAACCCCATCTTTATGTAAGATTTTTTATTTTCTTTAGAAGGAACCCATATTTCGTCCATAGCCTTGAGACCTAGCAACCAGGTTATTGGTGCCCCATCTGTCTCAAAGGGTGTATAGCATACATGGTAGGATGCTCTGGGATCTATAAAAAAGTTCTCAGGAGTAAGATGTTGTATAAACAAAAAATCCTTATTGCTTATTGGGTTTGTTTCTAACGCCTTAAGCTTCTCGCTTACTTCCCCTAAATTTGGTGAAGGTCCTCTCCAAAATCTACGAGGCCTAAGCCTCATCTTCATATCAGTATACTTCATTAGTCCCATAAGATGGTTTCTTGATACAGCTCCGTAACCAGAAAGATCATATGGGCAACTATAATACAGTACATCCATCATTATATTGCCTCCGGTGTAAATTTCATGTCGGTTATTTTTACATCTTTTGGAGCTCCCTCTGGAAACAATGCAGAATCGATTATCTTTTCCCATTCTTTACAGATAATACTCCAATCCATCTTTAGGGCTTGCTCTCTACCCTTTTTTCCATACTCCTCACAAAGTTTCTCATCGTCTAGGAGAGTAACAATACTTTCGACATATTCATCCATGTCTATTATAGCTCTTCTTATGTTCGTGAGTGGCTCTGCCTCTAACACTTTAGGCGGTATTAGAAAACCACAACCTCTAGCCCATTCTGGATGAGCGCTATAATCAGTGGCAACAATAGGTCTTCCACTCGACATAGCTTCCAAAATTGGCAATCCAAATCCCTCACCCCTTGTTGGCAATGTAAATATATCTATAGCATTATATAGAGCAGCCAGAGTTGATTCTTCCACCCCTCGTCCTATTTGTAGGTCAGGATTAAATATAATTTTGCCCTTAAGACAAAAGTCCTCTTGAAGGTCTATCAAATCCCATCCACAATCTTTAGGTGCAGCATGGAGATACAATATGACATCATCTCTTGGGTTTCCTTTCTTTATGTCTCTAGAAAGACACTTCCTGCACTTGTCTGGCTTAGATGACTCTCTCTTAACATTGTCAAATATGGATGTTGTTATGCTCTTGCACTCTTCACACCTATACCATTCTCCGTTTACAACATGATAGAACATTTTAAATAAACTATCAAATGCTTTTCTTGGCTGATTTCTGGCTACTATACCTATTACTTTCTTCCCATCAACACCTAGCATTCTTTTCTTAAAATCTTCTCTTTTTTCTTTTGACACTGGCCTAAACAATTTAGTGTTAACGCCATGATATATGTAACTTAAGTTTGCATTTGGAGCTCTCTGCTTTATTACTTCCATACCATACTTACCGTAAGCCACAGCAAAATCCATACTATCTACAATAGGCCCCCATTTTGACGGCACTGGCTGACCATCTATCGGGAAATAACCCACCCACTTGAAGTCACCGCTATCCTTTGAATCTTTAGTATGTTCTGTCATCCACATATCCCCTAAGGTCCAGACTAGGTCTGGCTTAATCTTCTCTATATACTCGGGAAGAGATTGTATAGCATACTTATCTTCCTGCGTTATCATACCCTTAGGGCTTTTCTTAGTAGTAAATACGGGGTAAGGTACTTCTCGGTTGTTCTCTTTATGAAACCATCCTATAGCACTTACTTCATATTTACCAGTAGAACTTAAATAAGACCATACTTCCCTCCCTACCCTACCGAAACCAGTATCTATCTTTGGAGAGTCAGTCATAACTAGTATTTTCTTTCTTTGAAAAGACATATTGCTTCTTCCTTTTGTTCTATTTTTCCATTTGTGCTCTTATTAGAGCATCTATATTATCCTCGGTCGCGCTTCTTTTTATAACGGTTCCATCATCCATTATAACGGCAACAACGTCGCCATTTTTATCAACTATATCTAACATTTGGCCTCCTTGTTTTGTAGGAGACAGCATTAAAGTTTATCCTATTTCAATTCTTTTGATATTCTCATTATGTGCAGTCTCCTTGTAGGGGATCCTAACCTTCAGCATCCCATCGTTAAGATTAGCAGTAATCTTATCTTCTTCTAAGTTTTCGGGAAGCCTAAGGCTTCTGCTAAAAGATCTTTTGGAAACTTCCCTACAATAGTATTTGTCACTACTTATTTCCTTATCCTGATTTGAGTCACCCTTTATAGTTAGGATGTTGTCCTTTACTTCCAGGTTAACTTTTTCCTTTGGAAGCTCAGGCACGTAAGCATCTACACATAAGCAACCATCTTCATCATAAACATTCATCTTAGGATAGGTTCCTTTGGCTAGCGCCCCAGGAAAAAAATCTTTTGAAAACATTTCGTTTAACAACCTGTCCATCTGGTCTCCCAGTGAACGTGTTAACGCAGATCTGTCATTGAAAAATGGAATCATCTCTCTCATTTTTCCTCCTTTACATGCTTCTTGGCGCTGTCTCCCAGCCTTATCTTATTAGGGTCTATCTTTACTTTTATGCCGTTCTTTAAAACAAAAACCACATGTTTACCCTCATTCTTAGTCTCTAGAACATTATGTTCTGTTATTAAATCCTTTGCTGACAACATCTCTATCCTCCATTGCTTTTTCGTTCATACAAAATATCTTGAACCGGCATCTTCCACAGCTCAACCTGTTATCTGATGGATAGAAAATTCTATTCTCTATTCCATTAGCTATGTTATACAATATCTTCCTTGCTCTCACAAAGTCGCTTCCGCTTCTCTGGACCACAACCTCTTGCTTCTTTCCTATGTTACATATTATAATATTAGACTCTTTAGTTTCAAAGCTCTTCCTAAAAGCATACGATGCAACTGTTTTGCTTAAGTCTATCTTGCTTACAAAATCATCTGGCATCTGTGGAGAGTATGAAAAGAATACAAGGTCTGTTTCTCTTTTTCGTGTACGATCATTTAATAACTTTATTAGAGGTATAGTTCCTCTAACGTGAATATTAGTCTCTCCTTCGAAAACTGCCTCGTACCTAAAATCAACAGCTATAGGAGTAACCTTATCGTTGCTAGCGTATCTATAGAAATTCTTTAGGAGATTTATGGCCATGTTAGACCTCTCCCTAATGTCCTCTTCCTTGAAATTGCTTTCTATTTCACTAGTAAACCACAGCTGTTCCCACTTAGTGAATAGATTATTTAATGATTTTTCATTCTTATCTATCATGCAAAAGTAATAGTACGATATCGTTTGCCTAAGTGTGTCTTTAAAAAAATCCTTAATACTCTTTTTTTCTGGGACAAAGTCTACGTGTTTAAACTTATATTTTTGAGGACAATCTTTATAGTCCAATATTTCTTGCATACTAAGACGCACTCTTTCCCCCTCCCGCTGCTTTGCTTAATGCAGTAACAGGACAATCACATTTCTTCTTGGCTGGATATCCTGTCCAACTTTCTGGTGGAGTTATATTAGTCTTATTAGCCTTAGGTCTTGGGGATGCTTTCTTTGATTTTTTTACCATGGGTCTACCTCCGATGAAGACATAAATCCAGTCTTAGGGTTAGAAGGGTTTCTCTTGTCAGACATGCTTTTTAGAGCAGCCTTATATGTAGCCTTTAGTTCTCCAGCCTCCGAAGAGTTGCACTCATAAAAGAGTGAATGTTCTGGAGAAAACTTATAATAAAGAGTACCCTTAAAGTCAGTTATCTTGTTCTTTTGTATGTCTATCTCTACTATTGGTTTTTTAACTACTACTCCGTTCTTTTCTTCTATCCACAGAGCCTCTGCTGAGTCTCTTCTGGCATGTATATCGTTGTAAAGCATGCCTATCATATTATTGTCGTACTCCATCTGCTTAGACTCTGCTATGTCGCTCAGTGCCGGCCTTTTGGATCCATTTACTCCAAGAAACTTTCTCAGCTCCATTGTGCAGATGGCTGTTATGTGAAGTCTATTTTTCATAGCATGTATTCTTCCACTAGCATGCTTGAATCTTATTCTCTCGTCCTTTGCGGACTCATCAGATAGCTTATGGAAGTTATCTAAAAAGAATATTACCTGCTTCTCTGGGTATTTGTCTTGCATGTATCTAATCCAGTTCTCAGCAAAATTAAGATCAACTCCATGACTAACATCTTTGATTGCAAATCGTCCCTCAGCCATCATCGACGTCATGTCTCTCCACCCATCGTCCAGCTTCTTCTTATCTTCATCACTGTGGACATGTTCTGTGGGGTGAGTAACCTGTCTTATCTCTAGCCCAGATGAAATAGATACTAGCCTTGGTATTGCCTGCTGTCTAGAGTCATCAATGGACATGAATAAAACACAAGCATCGTCATTGTATTTTGCTATCCTATACGCTAGATTAAACATAAATCCAGTCTTTCCTAGATTACTGTCTCCAGCGAAGGTTATCATATTGTCTTCTCTTGGTATTCCAGAAAAAGCGTCATCAAATATATCCCAGCCTGTCTTGAAACCAAGCAGTCCAGCCTGTCTGTCTTCAAATTTCTCTCTGACATCAGTCATATAGGTCATAAGTTCATCACTAGAGTGCACCTCGTCGCTGTTTGTGCTTCTTAGCTTTCTTATGTCTTCTAGTGCTTCTTCAAATATTGCTACTGGGTCGCCTTCTCTCTCGTTGATCTCACTCATAACCTGGCGCACCTTGGCGTTCTCTTTCTCTTTAATGCGCGCTTCTTCGTAGTTTAGAATGGAATCAAGTTGCCGTTGAATGGCCTTGAGTCTTACTCCAGCGAACTCAGAGAGATGTTTGCACATACCCTCTCGCCTGATGTTGTTAGGCTCGTTAACTATCAACGGTATCATGCGATCACAGACATCTTCTTTATCAAAATCGTAAGGGAACCTGCTTAGTCTCCACTCAAAAGCATCCATGAGAGGTAGTTTTCTAAATGCATCTAGGCCATGCTTATCCAGATAATCATCCGGATCACATTCCTCTGTCTCTGATGGCATCTTTACTATCTTTATCCTAAGAGCCTCTTCCCCGCTAAAGTGTTCATCTAATAGCTTTTCTGTCTTATCTTGGCCGGAATTGTCTCCATCCAGACATAAAATTATATCCCTTATGTTGAGTGCTTTGATTAAATTTATGTGTTCATACGTAAGGGCAGTACCTCCGATAGCACAGCTATTTAGAAGACCATGCTTCTGAGCTGTAATCCAATCCGGATAGCCTTCAAATATATATAACGGTGGTACGCTCTTCTTCGCAGCGTATAACCCATACAGTATACTACTCTTGTGATATATAGGACACTTACTGCTCGTGTTTCTGAACTTGAAAGACTTAGAGCCCTTCTTGAATGTCATGTCCCTGCCAGCAAACCCTACTATTTTACCCTTCTCATTTCTAATTTCAAAGAGTAACATGTTTGGTGTGTATAACTGGCTATTAAAATCTATGTCCCTTAGAAAATCTTTAGTAAAGCCACGGTTAGATAGTCTCGTCATGAAGTCTTCGTAACTCTTCACTGTACCAACTCCATACTCTCTACACAGCGATACAGGCCACTTTCTCTTCTTAAGGTACTCTATTGGTTGGTTCTCACTTATTATATCAGAGGCTTCAGCGTAAGCCTTGTATACTTCTGACCTATATATCTCTTCCTCTGTGACCTCAAACTTATCGTTGTACGGGATGTTATACTTGTCAGCTAGATAGAACAAGTTCTCGTATATAAATTCTCTTCCTGTTGTAGGTTTGTCTTCTAAGAAATGAGCTGCATCTACTATAGTCCCCTTAGCGCCACAGGAAAAGCAATTAAATACCTGATTCTTAGACTCTGGGTGGAAACTAGCTGATGGATTGTCATCCTTATGCTCTGGGTTTATGCATCTAAACTTACCCTGAGCTGTTACTTTTATGTTATGTTCCTCAAGATAGTCTTTGAGATATGGCATTAACTTTTGCTTTAGGCCGTCCAAATAGGTATTACTCGTCTCCATCAGGCTCTGCCTCCTGTGATTTGATTATAGATTCTTTTAAATTCTTTCCTACGTATACGCTTTCTCCGAATAGAGCCTTTACCATATGTCCGTTATACTTTTCAAGTAATAACTTAGCAAACTTACGCATATTGTCTGTCATGGGTGGCTTTGAAATATAGTTCGCAAGGAACATTTCCCTCTCGCACTTCATCCAGGTGTCTTCAGCGATAGTGTCCTCCTTTTTTAAGGTTTTCTGACTGCCATAAGGGCTGCAAATTCGTATAATGACAAGCTTCCAATAATTGTTTTCTATCGGTTAAATCGAAGCTACATAAAGGCTTAATATGGTCTATGTGCCACTTATCATTTCCTAAGCCATGATTGTTCCAAGACATTTCTGGATAAAACATGTTTTCAAGATGTACTTTAAATTCTTCTATAGAGCACCCGAGATCCCTCACTGCTGATCCAGACTTTGAATTATTTTTTATTGCTTTTGCAATCCTGTCTCTCAAAAGTGCTTTTAGTCTAAATTGCAAGTCAGTCTTCTTTTTTAGACTGCTATATTTTACATTTCTAGATACAACGCATTCCTTACACTCACTCGCAATACCTATACGCCTATCTTTTCTTTTGTGAAATTCATCTGTAGATTTTATCTCGGAACACGCTGTGCACTGTTTAACATTGCCCTCTAATATTTTTGATGGAACAGGATGCGGTTTGTAGCTTAATCTATCATGTTTGCTTTTGCATTCTTTGCATGAAGATGTATATCCGCTCTTTCTATTGTTCCTTACATAAAACTCTGTAAGATTTTTTTCTTTCTTACATTTAGAGCATACTTTTTTATCTATCAATGCGCAACTATCCTCTGCCATCCTTCACCTCCAAATTCCATTCTTCGGTTTCCATTACTAAACCACAGTTTTTGCAAGTCTTTACACTCGGTCCATAGTGCCCTGTGGCCCACATAGACTTTGTCCAATCAGATACTTTCTTGTGTTTACAGTTTATTCGTAGCTCATCTATCTCGTGTTCGTGACGTGCTGTCATTTCTTCTATTTCTGACGCGTGTCTCTTCATTGCTTTTTCAGTTGTCTCTTTCATTGCTTCCTCCATTGTCTACATTATAACACAATATTTTCGACATTTCAACTAAAAATTTGGTGGACCTGCCGGTAATCGAAACCGGGTCCTATATGTCCTTCAGCTAGATCGATGTACAGTCATTCTTACTTGGGGGTGACCACCAGTTACTTTTATCTTATATTACGAGCAAGTAACGAGCTCTCTACCAACGTGAGAATATTCTGTTGCAACGTTATCCTCAGACGCCCGGTCCCTAGAGACCAAAATAGGTTCAACAACTTTGTCATCCAGCATATCGGACACCATGTTGAGAACCCGCTTAAACGGTTTAGGTTTAGCATTTATTTTTTGTGCATCTTTTTAACGAGGCCAGATGCTCCTCGGACTGCGCTCTAGAATTCAAACGAATAGTCGAATCCTTTCAGGCCCATTTATCTTCTTCTACTCTCTTATTATATCACATTTATATGTCCTTTTCAACCTATTTTTTAGTTGAAATACAACTATATTTATGCTATAATAGGGGTATAAGATAGAAAAAATTCTATTAAACAAAAGGAGAATTATATGGAACTTATTAAGAATGTGGACTCGTACCTTGAGACACCCAAACCGGTGAACCCACCCAGATACCACAGGGGATATCACCCATCGGCTGCTTCATGTGTAATCAAGAACGAGTACGATGAAGATGAGGTAGTTGGAAAGTGTATGAGAGATAGCTACTGGTCACACAAGTCTGTAGACAAATCAAACCCCATGAACTCCAGAGGTGTACGGATATGCTCTGTTGGATCCATGGTTGAGCGTTGGGAGACAGACAAGTACAAAGAAATGGGCATATGGAGAGGCAACAACGTCAAGTTCTTTGATACTGATAACCATATTTCAGGTGAAGTCGATGCTTTTGTGGAAGATTTACAGACAAAGCAGATAGTAGGTGTTGAGATTAAGACTGGGTATGGATATATGTTCCAGTCAAAGGTTATAGGTAGACCAGATCGTAAAGGAACCCCTAAGTTAGATCACTTAATGCAGGTTATGTTATACATGAATTACTTTAAAGAAATTCCATTGTTTAAAATGGTATACATTGACAGAGGAAACGCTGCTAGAGCAGAGTTTAATATAACTATAGACAAGAATAGTGGCGGAGTAAAGGTAGATGGTAAGAGACACTGTGAGAGGCTTACTATACCCTCTATACTCCATAGGTATAAAGAGCTTGGAAAATGTCTGGAGGATGGTGTTTTGCCCGAGAGAGATTACCAACTACAGTACTCTAAGGAGTATCTTCAGTTTTTACATGACTCTAATCGCATGACAAAGACAGATACTAAGGTATTTGAAAAAACTGGAAACGTTGAAAGAGGAGATTGGAGATGTAGTTACTGTGATTACAAAGATTATTGCTGGAAGGAGGCTTAATATGGTAGATACTATATTGGAATTTGTTAGAACCTTTCTAGAGTTCTGTGTGTATGTTGTTAAATTTGCCATTCTATTAGGTATTTGCTGGGGCATCTCTGTTTTAACGCCCCTAACATGCTTTGAGGTTTCAGCGCTCATGATGGTGTTCTGGTTTTTAAATCTGTACCACGTTAAATAATATATACATAAAAAAGGGGCTAAGATCTGGTTGAATTCCAGGTCCTAGCCCTATTTTTTTGTCTATATGTTACTTATTCTCCTACATTCTCTCCAATATCGCCCGTGTTCTTAAGAGCATTGAGTATCATTTCTATAGCCATATATATAACACTTTCTTTAACTGTCTCAAGCCCTGCTGCCTTAGCAGCTTCTAAGATCCTATCAAAAGCAGCTTTTCTTCTATCACCATCTACTACAATAGAAGGGTCGTCCTGTACTTCTTTAAGGATTATCTCTATCGTTGGACCCATCTTATTCATAAAATCTTTAACAGCGTCTGTCATTATATCAAGAACTATTTTCTTAATATATTTTCCAAGGCCATAGAGCCAATCTGCAGCTCTCTGGAACCAGCTTTTTCTCACACTCATAATTTCCTCCTACGTTACCAATCTATTTTGAATTTTAATCCAAAGTAAAAATCTTTAGTAGGCTTCCTATTTATCGTGTCCCAATAGTTCCCCATCTCAAAAGACCAGTACTTTCCCAGCTTTATATCCGGCGCCTTAACTACTGACTTTCCTTTTCTTCTTTTTAACAAGTTTTTTAGGTCCATTTGCGCCTCCAACTATTCTTTCTACCTCTTTCATTTCACCTATCTCAGCTTCAACAGCAAGTGTAATGTCTTCTTTAGACACCTTCACTCCCAACTCTCCCAATATTATTTTTCCACTTTCTTCAATAGCTTTGCCAAGAGCTTCTTGTTTAGCCTCGTCATTGAACTCTCCGCTCTTTTTGAGACCCTTAACATATGTTTGAGTTATGGCCATTACAACCTTCCTGATGATAAGCTGAATTCTTACTTCCATTTTATCGTCTATATCAATGTTAAGCTTAGCTTCTATAGCATCCATTATTACTCCTGATTTCTTGGCAAGAAAAGTTGCTATGAAACCACCTAGAACAGATAGAGCGACAGATATTGCATGTTCAGCAAACCAAGTACCCATAAATTACCTCCTGTATTAGTGTCTGTGAAATAACAGACCATTATTTATTATTCTTAATTGTCCACTTGCTTCAACTATTCCTTCGTCAAGATCAGTTATGCGATCATCAAAATCCCTCATAGTTACAGCCCACACTTCTTCATAGTCTACCATGGTCTGAGATCCAGTATAAGCTAAAATTCCTGAGGCAGAATACTGCAAATCATACACGCCTGACGCTATGCAAGCCATTTGTTCCTGTATTGTTCCTGATGGGCATGGACTCATGTCTTCTCCTTAATGTGTGTGTGTTCTTAATTCTTCTCTCGCGCTAACAAGATCGCTTAAAAGTTCTCTTAAACAACCTTCTAGAGCATCTAACTTAGTCTCAAGCGCTACCTGGTCTGCAGATACATCTACATTCACAGAGTTAACGTCCGTTCTTTTTGCTCTACTGGATATGTCATCTTGAACATTTGCAAGCTGTTGCCTAAGAACATCTATTTGCTCTTGAAGTGTTGCCATATCAAACTCCTTTATACTGTTGTGTATGTAAGCGTAACTGAATCTAGCACCGGTGTTGTCGAAGAATTAGTTCCCTGAATAAGCTCTACCAGTAAATACATGGTCTCAGTAGCATATGCAGATACATCTAAAGTACTGCTAGGTATTATTGGATTAGATGTGCTAGACCACAACGGAACTCCTGCGTCAAAATCTCCTTCAGTTGGATACAAAGACACCTTACATTGTATATTATCATACATTGGATAAGTAGTCAAAGAAGTAATCCTATTGAATACACCTGTATCCCAATCTGGAAGAGATACCTTCACTCCTACTTTACCGTTTGTCTTGTATTCTACTTTTTCTATTCCTATTTCCTGAGCTCCATACACAAAGGTTTTATAATCATCTTCTATTGCATGATTGTCTTGTTTAAACTTAAAAGTAAACCCTACAGGTTGTATGTCGTTAAACAAATACTTCTTCCTTGTTGCATTGTCTTCTCCCGCTGTTGGAAACGTTGGGAGAACTAAGTCTTGTGCTGTAAGAGTGTTATATGTTACCGAAGTTATGTCAGACGTCCCTTCTGGGTAAGGGAATATGTATATAGAATTTACATTAGGATTGCTCATCGACGGCAAAAGAATATCCATCTTACATGTTACTTCTCCCTTTGCGTAGTCCCTGCTAAATCTAGTTTTTCTTTCCCAGAATGACTGATTGTTTCCGTTAAAAGCTCTAAGGGGGCTTGTCTCCTCTACCTTAAGGCTACCTCCCTCATCCAAAGGAGTAACAGAAACTGATAAATTTGGTGATTGATATATTTCACCAGTATTTATGTTTACTGTATATACTTTTGAAAAACTATTACTTACAGGGAGAGTAGCTATACCAAAGTCAGTATCAACATAGCACCTGTCTGATGGCGACAGACTATCTGGAAATAATACATTCTTAGTTCTATAAAATTCTTCATGAAACATTTTATACCCTGAAGCGCTCTGCTGGTAAGCATGCATTACCCCACTTACGGCATAGAGTCTCTCATTAAGAGCGTCTGTCTCATGCTTTAAAGTAGACTTAAGCTCATCTAAATCAATAGCCTGTGAAGAAGCCTCCTCAAATATGGTATTAAGGTCGTATAGTATCTCCTCAAAATTGCTGTTCATGTCAGCCGAAGAACTATTCCCTCGCCATGTGGGTTCTATCGGTGAAAAAGTTGGTATTAAAGCACACATATCTATCCTCCTTAAAATATTGGATCTTGTGTAGCGTGTATATATGTCATCATGTTAAATTCATCTTCTAGCTCTGAAATTTCTGAACTCAAGTCCTTAAGTCTTCCGCTGGGGTCAAGGTATCCGGATGCCAGGGCATCAAAGTCTCCTTGGTGCATATTAAATTGATCATATATATTAAAGATGTCAACATAAGCTTCTTCTAGGGTTACCGCTATCTTGTTAGATTCAGTAGCCCCAAAGTATATGTGATTTCTCTTGGTCATTGATACTCTTTTATCGAATGTCATTTTTACCCTTCCTTAGCGTCCAAGCTTCTTTAAATTTGTCTAATGCCTCATCCCCTATGTACCAATCTTCGCCCCATTTTATGGCTGGCTTAGCCAACTTAACTACCACATCTTTTTTAAATTTATATGGCACCTTGTTCTGTACGCAGAATATAAAAAAATCTTTAAACATGTCTGCACATATTGGGCATCCACCTATTGGATAGTAGTAAACTTTATCTCCCATATTGTCCCCTTTTATACTGCTATTTCAGTTATTGTTATACCAGAAGCCATTGTTCCACCCATTTTTCTTGCAGAGCCCGATCCATTGAATGTAAAGGTTCCAGAAGTACCTCCTACTCTTACCCTGAATGTAGTAGAACTTGTTGTACCGGCCGACATGTAGTGTGTGAAATTATATATACCCCCTCTACCATTTACTTCATAATCAGAAATACAAGCCAAAGCATTAAGTGTAGCATCTTGGAACAAAGCTACAGTGTTGAATACTGCGCCACCATTATCACCCTGAACAGTTACATCTATTTTTAGCTTGTTAGTAGCGCTAGTCGGGGTAATAGCAAGTGTCATATATTCGTCCCCCTCAGTACTCTGCGGAACGGTATCGTCAAAAGGCATAATTGTAGCACCCGTATTTACCTCACCATCCTGCACATTAACTACCTGGACTGTCTGCCCTGATCTCATAGAACCTACGCCAGACCCAAGTTCAGTTATAACTATACTGGAAGCCAAGGTTCCACCCCAATTTCTAACTCCAACTTCTCCGTTAAAAGTTATTGTTCCTGCAGTAGCAGAGCCCGCTCTAACTCTAAAGGTAATAGGAGAAGTAGATCCTGCAGTCATTATATATGAAAAACTTAACGCTTGGATAGCTTCTGTTTGATTGTCAAAAGTAGAAGCAGTTGCTAAAGCATCTACATCCGAATCTTTAAATAAACAACCTATAATTTTAGACTGTGTGCTCATAGAACACATAAGATCCACATCTATCTTTAAGATGCTGTTAGAGCTTGTTGGTGTTATAGCAAGAGTCATAAACTCGTTACCTTCTGTAATTTGAGGAATAGTATCATCATCAGGTATTGTAGTTGAGCCAGTCAACATTTCACCGTCTTGTGTTTGTACTTGTTGAATGGTTATTCCGCCCCCACC